CGCCGTTCGGATAGGGGCCGTACTGGAATGTGTAGGTGATCGTCTTGGAGTAGACCGGACCAGCGCCACAATCCGGGCACTTCACCGGCCAATCCACGCAGCGAGGGCAGAGTCGGTCAGCTTGGTAGGCTTGCTCTTCGCTCCCGGCCTCGTAGGCTTCCGCGCACTTGGAGCACGTCGTAATCATCGGTCTATCTCCGAATAGCTCATCCACGAATAGGTTCGTTGACCCGCTCGTACCCGCACTCGGGCCAGCGGCAGTAGACCGCCGTCCCGATAGCGATGTTGCTGTCCCTCTTGAGCGCACCACCACGCCCACACTTCGGGCAGCGACGGTCTGCCGCGCTCCGGCGCATCCCGGCGCTCACGTTGTGCTTCCACGTCGTTTTCTCGTACCCGTCGCTCTTGTAGAACTTTCCCATGTCGTCCTCCGTCTCCATGTCGGAGTGATTGCAAGATTTAGTAGGCATCACCGAATACATCCGGCTTCCACTCGCGGAGTTGGATGTCCTCTGGCTTCTTCGGTGCAAGATCAACCCGCTTTTCGGTCTGCTTTAAATGGAGCCCTTGCCGGAACGCCTCCGCGAGCCCCTGGACAAAGCCGCGCATGTAGCCGGTCTTGAATCGAGCCTCCGTGTTCTTTTCGAAGACGTACTCGACCCACTCGGCGGCTTTGTTCTGATGCTCTTGGATCTGAAGAAGAAGCTTGGCGTTTTCCGCTTCGATCTCGCGGTACGCCTTGGAGCATTCATCGTGAATGCTGTCACCGTCCGGATAGCTTCTCATGAGCTACAATCTCCTTCGCAGGGTGGGCCAGAGGACTCCTCGACGATGGGTTTTCCCCCACTGTCGCCCCTCTGGTCCACCCTCGCATTTCATTTGCTGTAGTAATCCGCTAAGAACCACGTATCTCCGTCAGGTACTCCTTGGGGAAGGCCGTCGCCACCCGATGCCCGTCCCAGATGACCCAGAACCGATCCGGATTGAACAACTGCGGCCAAGCCCAGCCGGTGCGGTGCCTCTTGGACCAGAAGCAATCTCGTCCGGCGGGCGACGTTTCGACCCGCCTAAGTCCCGGGGGCGATTTGATCTTCGTCATAGGTCACACTTGGTCTACCGTGAAGGACAGAAGCACGGCACTTCGCAGATGATCTCCCGCTTCGGGGCCGCCATCTTGTCCTCGTCCACTTCAACCGCGTTCCAGAGCGCCACGACCCAGAGCCTTTCGCCTTTCCACTTCCAGGGGGCCAGCGTTCCGTGCAGCATCCCTCGCTGGCACGGCGTCTTGCCGCTCTCTTCGTGGATCGTCCCAGGCTTGACGGGATCGCCGCTTCCGCCGTTGCACGGCCGACCTTCCTTGTTCGAGCGCCAATAGGCCAACGTTGCGCCGCCAGCGCGGAGCTGGGCGGCGCGGTCGCCGCCTACGGCGGCGTCGAGTAGAGCTTTGGAGTAGAGCTTGACGCCGTCGCCGGAGCCGTAGCCGTCGCCGGAGCCGTAGCCGTAGCCGTCGCCGGAGCCGGAGCCGTAGCCGTAGCCGTCGCCGTAGCCGTAGCCGTCGCCGTCGCCGTAGCCGTCGCCGTAGCCGTCGCCGGAGCCGTAGCCGTAGCCGTCGCCGGAGCCGGAGCCGTAGCCGTAGCCGTCGCCGGAGCCGGAGCCGTAGCCGTCGCCGGAGCCGTGCGCCTCGGCTACCGCCTCGGCGCTACCGGAGTGGAAGATCAGGCCCACGGTGCCTCCTCGAATTTCTTCGCCGCGTCTTCCGAAATCTCCATCACCGAGGTCACGTCGGTTAGCGTGATCGCGGGAACCGCAGGCCCGATCCGGCAGCCCTTGGTGGGGCCGTTCGCGGCCATGCCCAGGACCGACTTCGCCGCCGTGTCCCAGTAGACGCACATGCGAGCCTTCTCGATCCGGATGACCTTCTCGGGTGACGGGACGCCGTACCCGAAGAACACTCCGCGATGGGCCGTGGTCACGACCACGGGACTCACCTTGTTTTTCGCCACCTGTTCCTCCATTCAAAAATCAAAGTAAGTTCAGTCGTGACGTCTAATCCCACCCAGGGTGAATTGAGTCCATCAATCTCTCGAGCTTCTTGACCCGCTCGGCCAGCTTCTCGAAGCCGTTCCGCTCCTCCAGAAGGGCCTTCATCAGCGCAAGGACATCTTGCCTGTAGTGAGTGAAGCCGTACCCCATCGACGTCGGGGCGGTAGCCCTGTCTGCGATCTTCGACAGCTCGTCATTCGTCAAGGTCGTACCCTCGCATTCGTCTAACTGTGGAGCGCCTTGTTGAGTTCCTTGACCGCAGCCTTGATGCGCTTGGCGCGGTCGATCAGCTTTTCGGCCGATCTCCAGTGGCGCGAAAGGCCGTTGAGGCCCATGGGGATACGGCTCTTGGGCTCATCCGGTGGGCCGATCTTTTTGCCGATCTTCTCGGGCTTGCGGTAGCTCTTGACGAGGCCGGCGGCCTTCAGGTAGCCCCAGACGGTGGTCTTGTTGACGTCGAGCGTCTTGGCGATCTCCTCGTAGCTCTTGCCCTGCTTCCGGTAGCGGATCGCGCGATCTTTGTTGCTGCCCATGTCCCATCCCTTTCAAAAGTGTGGTAGAAAAATCATCCCTAAGCAAGTGCGTGTTTCCAGATCCAAAACACCACCCCGGCGCACATCGCCAGCATCAGCGCGATCCCGATAAGCAGGGCACACCCAAGGATCCCGCCGGCGATTTCGTTATTGGTTGTGCTCATGACTTTCTCCACTTTAGACCTTCACGATATTCTCGCGGACCCACTCAAGCATCTTCTCGTACCGCTTCTCCGGGCTGTCATGGCGCTGGGATTCGTCATTGATGTAAGTGATCTCTCGGAGGAGCGCCCCGGCGACGTCGAATTCCTCCATGAACTCGTCGGCCTCGCACCCCTCCGGGTAAACCTTGTCGATCTCCTCGAGCGCCTTCAGACGGTCCATGCCCTTGTCGAGCCTACGCTTCAGGGCGACGGCTCCGATGGCGCAGACGTCCCCGGTTCCAGGGTTCGCCACCTCGTAAGCCGTCAGCCGCTTCTGTGGCAGCGAGAGTAGGGCGGCCTCCATCTCCTTCAGGATCGCCTGACCGCGCTTGCCCTTGATGGCGTTCTCCACGGCCCGCCTCCAGAGCGCCAGATTTTCGCAGTCGTCCGAGTATCCAGATCGGCTCATACTTTCCTCCTATTGCGCAATCCCAAGCGCAGCCCGGAGTTCTGGTAATGTCATATTCCAATACTTCTCAGGGGCGTTCTTTCGGGCTGAAACGTATTTCGCCTTTGTGCGCCATGACACCCCGCACCAGACACACTGCACAGCCGACCAATCCGACCGCCGCTCCTGATAGCCGTCGAAGGCAGAGCGTCGGGCGCACCGATGAGTCACGATGACCGCCTCCGGGTTCTCCAGGGGGTTGCGGCACTTCTCGCAGCCCCCGCCGCCCCTGCTCATGCCCATGACTAGCCTAACCTCTCGATGCAGATGAAGAATCCCCCCTTGGGGATCTGGGTCTTGGCGTACTCGTCCGTCCAGTCCTCGGGGACAAGCAGGAAATCAGTGTCGTTCTGCTCCTTGTCCCAGGAAAAGAACAGCTTCCGGTCGATCCGATTCGCCGCGTAGCTCAATCCGTGGCTCATATTTCCTCCGTTCATCTGTCCTTGTCTCTTCTTGCCAATCGTCTAGCTGTATCATACAGCATAATCAAGCATTGTCAAGCATAAAACAGCATTACGCTTGAAAATAGTTGACGTACGGATATACTGTGTTTGATGGTTAAGAAAGGAAGGGCCGTGAAAAAGACTGGCGAGAAGTGGCATTCTCTCGGCGTCAAAGCCGAGAACTTTGAGAAGCTGAAGGCCCTCTCCGATAAGAGAGGGCTCTCCGTAGCTTTCATTCTGAACGAGATCATCGAAAACCATTTCAAAGCACCGGCTGAACGAGGTTAACCTTCTCGCGCTGGTCGACCACATGGGCGTACTTCTCGGTCATCGTGGATGAGCTGTGCGCCAGCGCCACCTGGGTAGCCCGTAGATCCTTCGTCGCTGCGTACATCTCGGTGGCGAAGTAATGCCGGCACTGATGCACCCCACGACCCCTCACGTATAGTCCAGCTCGAGAGATGAGGCCGCGCCAATTTGTCTGAGCAGACCTAACGTGAAGGTGATGGCCGGTGCAGTTCGGGACTTGCTCCACATTTCCGTTACGCCGCTTGATAATGCAGGGCTTGGCATTCCCTGGGAACAGGTACTCATCGCCTGAGAACTTCGCGGCCCACTCCGTCATGAGCTTCCAGACCGTATCGCTGATTTCGACGGACGAGAACTGAAGCACCCGTTTCTTCCGCCGAATCACCCGCAGTTTGCCGTTCACCAGATCGCTCTTACGGACGTGGATCCCCTCTGAGATCCGTAGGCCCGTGTGCGCCAAGAAGGCGTAGAGAACGTAATCCCTTGCGTTCCAAGCCTTCGCATCGCCAAGCACACGTCCCATCTCCGATCGATTTGGAACCAACTCCGTAGCAAGATTCCACTCTGCCCCAGAAGTCGACGCCATGGCCTCCTACCCGTCTTTCCCCTCTCATCCTTAAAGTCTCGCGTCTCCTCCTCGCGAGTTGGCCCACATGAGCCACCCACCAACGCCCTTGCGTAGCCACACAAGGGCGGGTGTGGAAGGCTAGATCCCCCTCGCCTCCACAGTGGGGAAAGTTTCATTAGAGATAGGGGAGGGAGCTCAGGAATGAGGCCCGCTGGATTGGATCCATTGGGGCCACAACAACGTTTCCCAAGCTCCCTCCTTTTTCTCAACCCCGGTACCCTACTGCACCCCTCTCTGCCAACTGCCACCTCTGACCCATCCCCGAAGCGATTTTTCTACGTCACGAAGCCATGCCGAATGGCTCTTTAGTCTCGCCCGACTCGACAATTTGAGGCTTATCGTTGAATCGAAAATCAATGGCACGATCGACGCGCAGATACTTTCCATCAGAAACCAACGCAATCTTTCTTGGCTCTTTGATGCCAGTCTGCTTGATTAAATTGAGGGCACCATCAACCGTGAGCGGCGTTGGCTCTGACGATCTGGCGCGCCACCACTTAGCCGCCTTGTCCCTGGCGAAGCCCTGATGTTCGAAGCAGACAAACTCCGACACTTCAGCAAGTCCGTAGCTATAGATGACGCGCAGCGTTATCGAGAAGCGCCCATCCTTCATTTTCCGGTGTTTGACATACTGGATAGACGCAACATCTTCGGGCTCCGAAAGGATGCTCTTGTCAGCCGCCGTGACGTCGTGGTTCACTTCACGCTTGCCGACTTCATTTCTCGGGAATAGCCCGCCGCAATCCGGGCACACATCGCAGCCGATCGGAACTACTTCCTGACAGACGGGGCATTCCTTCCACGGCTCGCCAGCACCGCGCCTGCGCTCATCGATAACGATGCGGTCGACAGGCCCGTGGCGCATCAAGTTGCCACCGAAGTCAAGCACCAAGCAATCGGTCTTGCCTGGAGCGAGGCGGAACCCACGGCCCACCATCTGTACCCAGAGGCCTGGGGACATCGTCGGACGCAATACCGCCACGCAGTCGACGTTAGGGGCGTCGAAACCAGTGGTCAGCACATCCACGTTCACGAGGTACTTGAGCTTGCCGTCTCGGAACGCCTGGATGGTGGCCGCCCGCTCGTCGCTTGGCGTGTCTCCGAAGATTGTTTTGACCTGGTCTTCGCCAGCCAGGTCCTTTAGGAATTGCGCCACCATCTTGGCATGGTCGATACCAGCACAGAACACCAGGGCCGCCTTGCGAGTGTCGACCCTGGCGACCATGTCGCAGCAGGCCCTTACCACCAGCCCTTCGTCCCCCATGACAGCCTTCTGGAGCTCGCCCTGAACGAACTCCCCGCCGCGCACCGACACGCTTGAAACGTCTACTTTCTCCACGCTGGACTTGGACTTGAGCGGCGATAGGTAGCCCTGCACGATCAACTGCCTGACGCCGATATCGTAGGCGACCTTGTTCAGAAGGTTTTCAGGCTTGGCGATCATGCCGGTCCCAAGGCGGTATGGGGTGGCCGTAAGACCGATCAGGCGAACCAATGGGTTGATTGCCTTCGCTGCATCCAAGAACGTCCGGTACATCCCTTCGCCGTCCTCGGGGATGCGGTGCGCCTCATCGATGGCGATGATGTCTAGCTTTCCGAACTCGCTGGCCTTCTCATAGCAGGACTGGATTCCGGCAACCGTCACCGCATACCCGGTATCCTTACTGCCAAGGCCGGCAGAGTAGACGCCAATAGGGATCTCCGGTGCCATCATCTGGATGTTCTTGGCTGTCTGCTCTAGGAGCTCCTTCACGTGCGACACAATGGCGAGGCGCCCGCCCCAGGCAACCACGTCTTTTGCGATCTGAGCGAGGATGACACCCTTGCCGGCGCCCGTGGGAAGGACTAGCACAGGGTTGTCTTCGCGCTCTCGGATGTGCTTCCAGAGTGCGTTGACGGCCTCTGTTTGATAGACCCGCAGATCCATCTAGTCTCTCTCTACTTAACTGCCTACCTACCTTGAGTCACTCTAGGTTGGGCTGCACAAGCAGCCCAATGAGAGAGGGACTCACATGCGCCCGCGCTATTTCTTCCAGGGAGCGGCGCCGCCGTTCGGCGTGGCCGCTGCCATTTGCTTCTGGATTGGTGCCGGCTGCACAGGTGCCGCTGCATCCCGCGCCTTATAGCCCTTGATCACGTTCTTCACCTCGCCGTTGTCTTTGCGGGTCTCATGCCCGACCTTCACGAGCATGGGAATGTTGTGGAGCTGTGTGGAATCGCGCGGCGTCAACACCCCGACAGCCCGACAAATTGCAGACAGAGTGCCGCGGGCAATGTTGACGGTCTGCTGGTTCGGGTTCTCGAGGTTCAGGTTGTCCCACAGCAGCCGATTCGGATAGCGACTGTCGATGATTGACAGCGTCAGCTTGACGTACTTGCCATCACCCTTCGCCGTGGTCTTCTTGTCGCTCTCCGTGATCATAGCCTCGATCCAGCCATCGGGAATGAGGTCAAACGCCTGACTGGGTTCCACCTGATTGGCATCGAAGTTTCCAAGGTCAGCCATATAATCCTCCTATTTCTGTTCGTAAAAGCTGGCGATGTAACCCATGACAGAGTCCCAAGAGCCGGTCTTGGGAAGCGGGATTTCAGCCGGCATGTCGTATCGGTTCTTGGCTGCAGATCCGGGTGTCCATGTGGTTCGGATCACCCGCTCTCCACCGTCAGCCCCGACCGCCACGCCGATCTTCTTCTCGGCAAGCCCCTGGCCTTCCGTGCGGACGGCCATGCGACGGGTAAGGAAGAACGTCGCATCGACCCACTTGCGGAACAGCTCACCAGAGGTCTTGGTGTGCAGGGCGGGGGCATACTGCTCGACGGTGGGATTCTCGGGATCGCCAAGCCGCTCCCGCCGCGCGTGGGCGACTAGCAGAATGGCCATTCCGCGAGTGTGGCACTTGTTCAGGATATCGAGGATCTCGAGCCACTCGCGGGTGGCCAGCTTTTCGCCGCGGTCGAAGCCGGGATACGTGATAGTCGGCCACCTGTTTGCCTCGCATACCCGCTTATAGATTAGCGCTTCTATTGCTGATAGGTTGTCAACCACCAAGGTACTGAACTCGTGCTTGGCGCTGGCCACGCGATCCAGCTTCGAAATCAGGTCCGCGTAGCTCTCGCAAATCGGCAAGCGCGCGGGGCCGATCTGCTCGAGGCCCTTGTCGAGCCCAGCCTGGATGAAGATGGGGCTGGGGGCCTGAGCGCAGAAGGTCGATTTTCCAACCCCGTCGATCCCGTACACCATGATCTTTGGGGGCTCAAACACCTTCCCACGGATTACATCACCAAACGAATCAGTGACTTCCGGCTGTGGCAGAGACAGCGCCGCCGCAAGCGTGTTCAGCGTGTCGCTACCTCCGTTGCCGTTGCTCGGCCCACTGATTGCCGAATGATCCACTGCTGGCTTTTCCTTAACAGCCATGACGCCTCCTTCACAATACGAGAGAGGCGAACAGCGCCCCGTCTCTTTCATTCATCCCGGCGGCCTGGTCCCACGTCCCGCCCAGGCCGCCGATCTGAATGCCCTCACCCAGCTATTGAGAGAGGGAGCCTACGTTTTAAGGGTGTGGCCCGGTGAGGGCCCCAAGATAGGGATAAGAGAGTTTCATAGGAGATCAATGGTCAGATATTCACGGTCTACGGCGCCGTAGAACACGGTCATTGCTTGCATCACCTCGTCAACAGTGGCTTCCACATGGCCGATGAATCCTTCGGGGCCGAAGACTCTCCAGCGCCATGGAAGATCGGGGAAGAGCGCGGGATCGATAGGCATTACTCGCCGCTCCTATCTGGCCCATACTCAAGCGGGTCTACCTCGCCTTGGACGTCGATATCTGTCGAGCCGCATTCGCAATGCTCGCCACCGCCATCAGCGGCATATCCATCCGAAGTAAACGGGGCAGCCCATTCGCGTTCGCAATCTCGACAGATGCACTTGTAGAGGCGAACAGTTTGGATTCTATGCACGGGCCACCCCCAGGCGCACCGCCTCAAGGGCGCGCTCCAGGCGATCGGCGGTAATGAACCCCTCAGAACATAGGGTTGCACCAAGCTCGAACCAGTTGGTAGGATACCCACACGCTGGCTGACCTAGGTGGCACTCGGACGGCCTCTCGTCACCATCCGCACCAAGGTCAGCTACTCCCCTGTTTTGCATGGCCAGCCTCCACGGGCGGCTGGCACTACTTAAAGCGCCTGAAGTAGTGCCAGCGCGCTCGACGAAAAAAAGCTCGATGAATCCCGCAGCCACCACGCCAGAAGTGTTGTGAGCAACGACAGACATGGCGTCTACGGGATTCGTCGCGCTCTTTTGGTCGTTGCTCACGCAAAGATAATACTCTGAACCATGCCGCATGTCCAATAAAAAATTCCACTCCTGAATAAATATTTTCACGCAATTAGGCCTCTAGTGAATTACCTGATTCGTTTTTTGCATAACTTGATTCAATATTACACGTCAAGGGTTCTAAATCTACGTGAACCAATGGCCCATAAAGATTGAGATATGGGCTCGGTTTGCGTTGACGACCGGGGCAGGTACGGGGTAAGAGGGAAGTCGCACTCGGAAACGGCCTCTCTGCGTAGGGCGGAGAGATCGTACGTGTCCCGGTCTGTCTCTCTCATCCCCTGGTCAATTATTCGGGGACAAGGGAGAGTCGACCGTGCGCGCAGGGGTGGATGTCCGAAAGCTCGCTGAGGAATTCCTCTGCACTCTAGCGGTCCAGGGGTACTCCAAGAACACCATCACAACCTACAAGCAGTATATCGACGGCTATGTGACGCACCTCTCGGGCGAAGGTAAGGATTTGTCGGAGGTTGATCGGAAGGCTAAGGAGTACGTTGACTATTCATGCTTGCTGCGCTGGATGCAGGCTATCCGGCTCACCGGAGTAAAAGAGGCGTCCACGCAGGGCCACAAATCCGCGGTTAGTAGCTGGTACAAGTGGTTAATGAGGATCGGCAAGATCGATCGCAATCCCCTGGAGATGTTGCCCGCCATCAAGGTTCCAGAGACTGATCCCAAGCCGCTTCCAGAGGAAGAAATGATAGACATGCTGGAGTTCTCTAGAACGATGGAATGGGAGCGCGGGAACCGGGAGCGCAATCATGCGATCTTCGAGACCCTTTACGCCACCGGGCTACGCGCTTCAGAACTATGCCACCTGGACATTCAAGACGTGATGATGAACGATGCAAGACCGCACGTTATTATCCGACAAGGCAAGGGAAAGCGCGATGGCGTTGGGCGCTTGACGCCACAGGCGGTCGCCGCGCTTAAAGCCTACCTTCCGGTTCGCAATCGGCTGGCAAGGCGCTGGGAGAAGCCATCCGACTGGGCGCCTCTTTTCCTGTCGTACACGGCTGGACGTCTTGACCGAGTTCGGATTTGGAATATCGTCGCTGAAGTTGGGAAAAAGGCCCTGAACAAGCACGTTCATCCACACCAATTCCGACATTCGTTCTGCACCGATCTGCTGAACGCCGGCGCTGACCTTGAGAGCATCCGCAAGCTGGCGAGACACAAGAGGCTTGAAACGACGCAGAAGTATCTGGCTGTGTCTACCGCGCATTTGGATGAGGCTTACGACAAGCATCCGCGCAATAGACCTACCTGAATGCTTTGCCATGCGTGTGTGATATAGATGGCTCTAGAGGCCGTTCTAGCCTCTTTTACGCGACTTGTACGCCATTAGCGCCCTTCGCCTTTGGGCGCTGTGCCAGAGGTTGCGGCAGTGGGGATTGTGGAAACGCTGCCAATCTCTCGTCTTGGTGTATCTCTTGCCGCATTGCTGGCACCTATCCCGGTTGACGAAAGGACGCCCCCTTGGTCTAGGCATCCCTTGCGCGTGATCATAGCTCGAGTAGACCTAAGCCGTACCAAAAAAACCGAGCCCCAGGGATCTCCTGGGGCTCAGAGTTAGGGGAAGCAACTATCGGCCGCGCTTTCTCGGGGCCGACAGGTTGGGGTCTATTCCTTGCGCTGTGCTTCCATGTAAATGAGGTTGCCATACGGCCCAGGCTGGAGCTGCTCGTAAAGGAACTTGTTTGCGTCGATCGCTGCCTGCCCCTCGGTATCTGCGATGATGGTCAAATAAAGGCGGCAGGGTGGGGCGCCCGCATTATCCTTGAATCTGAAAACTATGGTCCACGTCTTCCAAACCTGAGCATTCGCCGGCACCGTTAGGCACATCGCCATGGTTGCAATCAGGAAGACCACAAACGCGATAGCGAGCAGCTTGCGAATGGACTTCATACAGCACCTCAGGTGGTAATCTTCACATCCCAATCCTGAACTCCAAGCCTTACGACAATTGCCCCACGGCGATTTGGGCCAAGGCCCTGACGCTCGGCATAAGTTCCATGCCAGCCCAGGAAGCCACCGGTTACGCCAAACCAGCGTTGGCGAGCGACGGCATCCATGCCGTTCGCTGAGAAGTCCATGTATTCCTTGCCCCAAGCGATCGGCTGGTGGAAGTGGCCCATCAGAAACACGTCCGCAACGTGATGCCGCTCCTGTTCCCGGCACTTACGGAGGGCTGATTCTGGCGTGCAGGATCCGCCGGCGCCGTGCCAGGAGTGGATCTTGTACTCTTGCCTCCCAACCCTTAGCTTCGTAAGGGCCTGCCAACCGCCCCAGCGCGGAGAAACGTCGTGAAGTGGCCTAGTTTGAGTTTTCGATAGCGATTGGCCCTGTAAAAAGACGTTAAGCTCGCGCGCCACGCTACGGCCTGTTTTTGCCTCAGTTCTCCAGGTGTGATTCGAATCGTGGGTCATCAGGAGCTTGCCCACTTCAGCCACGGGACGCCAGAAATCCGCCGCTTCGACGTACTGCTCTTCCGGGTGCTTGTCGCTGTCCCACATCATGGAGTTGTGGACCTCGTCGCCTGGGATTGCGTTCTCCATATCGTCGCCCAGGTTGAAGGCGAATCGATTGGGGCCCCTGAGGAGCCAGTCGCGCCAGCTATAAAGCCGCTTACGGTCGCACGCCTTGTGGCCGAAGTGGGCGCAGCAAAAACTAATCAGTTCGATGTGCGATGGCTTGCCTTTGACCTTTAGCCGTACCTCATGACACTTCACTAGCTCACCTTCCCGTGCCAGCGAACGGCTTCTTTTAGATGCTTATCTAGATCGGCGTCAGAAAGCCTGTCTAGATTCTTGTGGGTGACGGCAAGCATTCTCCAACCATGCGCCTGCCATTTGAGGCGCTCTTTCTCGATACGGGTAGATTCGAGAAAGTCTCGTACATAGATTGCAATCTTCTCCTTAGGGATCGCAATATGAGCCCAGCAATCCTTAAGAAAGCCGGGTGATTCCGCCTTGAATTTCAGCCGTTTACAGGCCTCAAGAACCCTTATGATGCATGGGTGCTCAACGTTCGACTGGCCGATCGCTCTCCTGACTCGCTCGTCGCATTTGGCCCACGGCATGGATGCCAGAAACACGCTCGCCATTGCCCATCCCCCTAACTATCTCCATCAACTCAGAGACAGCCTGTTCCGTAAGCTGCCTAAACTTCCAGCGAACGAGCCATTCGCTGATTGTCACAGACCAAGCACGGTCCTGAGGATGGCGATGACGGCATGCACGAACGGATTAAGCGCCTCGCCAAGGTGGTACCATGCGGGAATATCTCTGCCGGCCTGATTGATCGGCGTGCCGACGAATCCATCCTTCATGGACGTGATCTGGGCGCACGCCGCCATGCAAAGGATCGCCGCCGAGGTTGCAAGGATCTTGAGCCTACGCATTGCTGTTTCCCCTCCAGAAGTGAGCCACGATGTAGGCGGCGCATACTCCAGCGGCCGCAGTTACTTTCAAGTCTGAAATCCCAAGGTGTAGGGCGTGATCCACGAAAATCATTGCCGGCGTGAGGACCATCGCTAGGGCCTTTTGACCAGGAATGAACCTCATCAGAATGGCAGTCATTTACTTCCTCCCGTTGTATCTAAAAATCGTTCAAGCGCAATAAGGTAGTTAATAACTCCATGGTCATTTATCGATTGTCCATCCAGATCAGAGAATAGAATCTCATCGATAAACCAGACCCAATGAAAGAAACCTCGTACTTTACCGATGATCTTGCCTTCTGAATCAATGTGCAACGGATCGCAGACGTGCCTATACCTAAGCTTTGGAAGGCGCGGCACAATATCGTCTGCATGCACGATTCGGGCGTGATCTATATTGCAGCGCCCGTATGTCTCGACGAATTCGGCATCCCCAACCCTCGGGCTTCCGAGCGTAACGAGCTCCACCTGAAAGCCATCCTTGGCGAGCTCAACAGCCAGCAATGTAGCAATGGCGCCCCCGAGGCTATGGCCGCTAACCCGAACGGTGCGCTGTTTCTGAGAGAGCACGAAGTCGAAAATATCGGCTTGGATGTCCTCGAACTCCGTTAAAAACCCGCCATGAATGCGGCCATCCGTTAGGGTCTTTACCTGAAGAAACTTCCCGTCAATCAAGAAGTCTTTGCGGCTGTTAGTGCCGCTGATGTAGATTTCGGGGACATCGTACATTTTCATGAAGCCGCGGCACTGCCCTAGGTGATCTTTGAGGATTAGGCTACCGTCGGGAGGTTCGTAAGCATCTGCAGCGGCGTGGGCCAGACGGCGTAACGTCTCCGTTTCCACACTCCCCCTCACCCACTACTAGCTATGCAAAAGTTTCCTTATGCCTTCGATTAATCCTACCACAAGGGCGCCCAAAGTTAATGCCCTTTTCGGATTGTGGGACCACGATCCGGACTCGTGTTTTTTAATGGAGTCCGATACCTCTTTTTGGCAGATTAGCTTGGTATCTTCCCTGAAGTCCTCACGCTGCTTCTTGAGAAGCTCAACCATTTTCTGCCAATCATCAACGCTCATCGACATATACAACCCTTCCGTGAGGGCGGGATGCCTAGCCTAGGACTAGGCATCCCGCGAAGGAGGAATCCCGTCATGCGTCCTTTGCAAGAATCACCGGATAATCGTGGGCTCCAATGTACGAATGTTCAATGACCGGTATAGTGCCCGGGAAGCCGGCTCGCATGGTTTTCTCGTTCCAGCAATAGGCTGGCGGTAGATGGAAGATGGAACGCGGCCTAATCGCCTGAAGCGCGCGACGGAAATTGATTGAATCGTCCTCGTTTTCTGGGTTTGCCTGAACGTTGTTACGCCAGGCATCTACATAGCGCAAGGCCTTGGAGGCGCCGTTAAAGAACATCGTCCCACCAATGGAAACAGCCGGCGTCATGTAATAGGCCGCAAAGTCCTCTTCGATGCTCTCGAAGAGTTTTGGGTAGGACACGTAGCGGGTATCCGAGTCGTTCCAGATAATCGGCTCGTCTCCAAAGCGCTTGAGGGCCTCGTAGACAACCTCGCATTTTTGGTTACAGTTCTTCCACCAGGAGCCTAGATCGGGACGCTCATAAACGACACATTCAAGCCCCACCGCTTCCGCCGAAGCCTTTAGGGCCTCCGCGTTTGCTGCGTACTTTCCGCCGGTGTGGAATGTGAAGCAGCGCACCGCTAGAGCGCCTTAACGCCAGGATTGCAGACGGTAACCCACTTTCCTGGGGCCGCTTCTTCGAAGTGGATCTCGGCGGTTAGGAGGCAATTCTCCTCTTTCAGGATCACCTCGATCCTAGCCATGCACCTGCGCCCACGCTCCATGAGTTCCGCCTTGACCGCCTGTGATAGCTCGTCACGCTTGGACATCTTGGGGGCATCAACCATCGGTGCTTCGTCGCCCATCTCTGTTTCCTCCTTCAATTAAAAAGATTCTCATACGGATCCGGACTGGCCAAATGCAGGTAACCACGTTCATGCGCTTTATCTAGAGGCAGAATCGTCAGCAGCTTTCCAAGGGGGTCTCCGGGCTTTTCGCTAACCATGAAAGCGCCATCACGGACTGGGTGTGGATGGATATTTAGGCTTGCTACCTCTTCTTTGATGGCCGCCAATCTGTCGTCAGGAAGCTCCCAGACCTCTCCTTTGATGGTCCCCGGAACCATCAGGTACTTCAGTTGCTCGCCGGAATAGCATGACCTTTGGCGAAAGGTCATGGTCTTAATATCCAGGGACTCCGCGCTGATCCTGGAGTCTGGTCTCATATACAGCCAGTACTTAGCCATTTGCTCTATTCCTTTGCGTCGTAGTGTCTAAGTCAAAATACCCATCGCTCTTAGCTGGTCATGATCCTGCTTCAGCATCCTGGCGAGCTGGAATAGTGCCCGCCTGAGATTCGTGTAATCGTTGGCATAGGTCACGCCATCGGTGATGTCCGGAATCGTGCCCGCTGTTGACCCAGAATCCGTCACGTTGTTCGTGACGTTCTGACCTCCAGTCCCCTGGGCTGCCGGGGTTCCTCCGTAGAATGCCGTGCTGACGTTGGCGAATTTCAATCTAGGGGAAGTGCTTCCGCCGGTCGGAGTGATCGTATAGAGCCCGGTGGAGTCGATGCCATGATCCACGTAGACAGAAGCCGCTGCCTGGGTCAAACGTAGCTGTGGATTGGAGGCGTCCAGCACGTCGAGCCGCCGCGCTGCCGTCGTCTGATTGATGCACACCGAGAGAGCATTTGCTCCAGTGCCACCAAGAGCCATGGTCGAAGCGGCTCCGACCTTTGCGGAGTAACCTATAGCGCAGGCAAAATTGAAGGTGCCCGTGGTGGTGTCGGCGAGTTCACCGACAAATACGCATCCTACGCCAGTGGTAACGGTAGACCCTGCGCTTGCCCCTACGGCGGTGTTATCGCCGTTGGTCGCGGTATTCAGAGCGCTGTTCCCAATCGCGGTAGAGCTTGCGCCAGTGGTCGCCGCAAGAGCATTACTTCCAAAGGCACAATTGGCTCCCTGGGTGAGGGCATTTGACAAAGCGCTTACACCAAAGGCGCAGTTGTTTGCCCCCGAAGTATTTCTCAAAAGCGCGTTGACACCGAAGGCGCTACAACTTGCACCGTTGGATGCATTGAGTGCTTGGAAGCCGAAAGCGCTGCAATCGCCCGCCGTCGTATTAGTAAACAAAGCACCGAACCCAAAAGCACTGTTGGTGCTGCCGCTCGTATTGTTCTGCATTGCCGACGTGCCGAAGGCGCTATTGTTTGCTGCCGTATTGCTAGATAGTGCGGAAGCCCCAAAAGCACAATTCGAGCCGTTCGTGGTTACCGTCTGAAGAGCCCCTGATCCGACAGCGGTATTGCTTCCACCTGAAGTCACCAGTGTCAGAGCGGCGTTCCCAACGGCAGTATTGGCCGCGCCGCTCGTCAAGGCCCCGAAAACCGTTGAGCCAATGCCAGTGCAGTTTGTTGCCGTTAGGGTGTAGTTCCCAGCTTGGCTCCCAAGAAAGATATTGCTACTCGCTGCCGTCGTATGTAGGCGAGCGGCATCGACCGTGAGGGTTGGCAGCGTCGTGGTATCGAAGATGAACTTTGCGACTCCAGCGGCATTGAAGAACTGAATGAGTTGCGACGTCTTGGTGAAGCGAGCAAAATAGACGGAGCTGTTCTGAAGGAAGAAGTCGTCCAGTTCCAGGAAGGCCGCCTGAGAAGCGTGCGTGGTCCTGTTGATCGTTTGGGAGAAGAACCGCTTATTTACCGTTCCGCTAGAATTCTGGTAGTCCCAGTTCCACTCCATCCAATGCGTAACGCCGTCGAAATAGTGGGACTCCAGCGACAGCATGTAGGATGGATCTGACGGGGCCGCGATATGTCCACGGTTATAGCCAATGTACAAAACGTTGTCATTGACCCCGTTGAATGGGGATACGGCGGTTTCTGCCGAGAAATACCCGTCTGCGGTCCCCCAGGTAATGCCGCCCGTGTGAGTCGGCGAATCGAGCCGAATACGGTAATTCGTATTATCCCAGAAAAGCGAAGACGAACCCGTGAGCGCCCCGCCGGTCCCAGGAAATACGACCTGCCCAGCGGTCAGGTAAGGCAGTTTGACGCTGTTCCCGGTGGTTGTGATGGTCAGGACACCGCCGGAATCCGCCTGGAACTCGGCGTAGGCGCTGGCCCCTTGCGTGATCCGAAGCTGAGGGTTGGCCGTGTCCTTGATGTCCACCCGTCGCCCTGGGGTGAAAGAATTAGCACCCCAGCCGGTGTAATCGGTGCTAGGGTCCACACGGAAGATCAAGGCATTAGCCACGTTGTCGAACAGGCCGAAGTCGTTCGTCCCGTCGCCCAGCGTGTCCATGTACAGTTCCCAGTAGTTGATCGTGTTGTTGCGCCTGAGGCCAAAGAGGATCTGGGCGGTAGCGCTTGAGGTGTCCGCAATCACGTTCGTAGCGCTGGCGCTCTTGATGTGGAAATGAACAGATGGAACGCATCCTACGCCGACGAATCCAGATGTGGCAAAGGTCATTACATTGGAGCCGGCCGCGCCGTTCCCGATGTTCGCAAGGTTCGAGTCGTAGCCTATCTGGAGGTTATTGGCCCCATACCACTTTAGGGCGTTGAGCGCCCCGCCAGACAGTATTTCTACGGCACCGTTTCCGGCGTTTAGCGTGGTGATACCTTTCGAACTGTTTACCTGGAGGGTATTCGACGGTGAGGAAGTGCCGACACCAAGGCGTGTGTTAGTGATATCAAGAAAAATAGAAGAAGTGTTTCCGGTTAGCTGACTCCCATCGCTGAATATAACAGACCCAGCGGTTATCGTGGTTGGAATGAATCCACTAAATGCAGAATCCGGAACGTTACTTTGGACGCTCATAGATCAACGATGTCCGCAACAGTGGCCTTACCAAACAAGCTGGCAGACATGCGGGCCGCGGTGCCCTGAGTGGCAAAGACCCGGAATTGCTGGCCGGCATTGCAGATAGGGACCGGAACCCCATAGCTTAGATTGACCACGCCAGAATCCGGGATTTCAATGCGCTCGATCTCTGTCCAGCTACTTCCGTCGCTGGAGATCTGGAGCTGGAAGAAAGAAGAGGAGCCGCCCTTCGCAACGGAGGCGCCGAAATTCCTTAGATATGGGACGTTGCCATTGCTGAAACCGGCGGTGGGAGATGCAATAACAACCGGCCCAATCAGCACAACTCCTTGAGTGCTTCCGTTGGCCGATGCGCCGAACTTCTGAAGCCTGCTCTCTCCGCTAACTACAGCCACCCGTTTCCCCTCTTTCTACACTACCGTTCCGTCTACTATTAGACCATATCCAGCCAATTGCGTAAGTAGGCTTGCCAAAGCTGCGTTACCGGCCCTTGAGCCAGTAACCGTTTTCTGGGCACCGGGGGTGGTACCATAGAAGCCGACATTGCCCGAAGAGCAAATGACGTATCCACTGGCGTCTTGGAATGTCCAGGTTCTTGCCGAGGTATTGTTGTGAGCAAGCGTCCCATTAACTCCCATCTGAGAGGCAAAGCTGATTCGCTGTGTGGTATTTCCAAACCGCATGGCCTCAATGGCAGCCTGGCTAGAGCTGATGGAATAGAAGACAAGATCACCGTTTGTCGAATCAACCCCCCAACGATAACCGCTCTTGATGCCGCCGTTAACAAGCTCCGGAACACCACACCCAAAGTAGGCGCCAGGGGCGGTCATCACCAGGAATGTATTGAGGGTTACACCAGACGGCTTCATTCCGTTGCCAACATCTCGAAGGTCTGTTTCTACAGGGTGGTAAACAATGCCACCGTTTGCTGTACCAGACTTATATCTAGATCGCGGAGCGCCACCAAAGGATTGACCCCTGGGCGTTGCCGTATAGACCCACGGATCTCCCTGCGCGCCGCTGGTATTTGCCGGGAATGGAGATCCGGAGGCGGTAACTCCAGCGGAGGTGGATCCGCCCTGCGCGGCGAATGACGACATCGCCCCAGTCAGTGGAGATGTACTTGCGGATTTCGAAAGGGCTTGTGAATTAGGTTTAGTAAAAGCTCCGGAATCTGAAGATCCTGGATTGTAATTTTGAGCCTGAAACGTCTGGGCGGTAGTGTTGAGCGCCCCAGCAATACTGATCATGTTGAACGGTTTTCCAGCCTGGGAGTTTTGTGCCATGTCAAATGTCGTGCCGCCAGGATCAAACGGCAGATCGAAGTTCTTGGGCTTCGGTGGCGGGTTTGGGTTATTGTCAAATGGCTTAGGGCTTCCGCCGCCAGGATTTGCGCCGCCGCCAGGTGGGTTCCCGGTATTGGGGGGCGTTTGAGTTGCGAATAGGTCCCCTTGATCGCCGGCGCTTGGGTCGTCTATGGGATCTGGTGTGGGGTTGGAACCGTATGGTCTGCCGGTAGATGGGTCGATACCAAAACTTGGCGGCAAACCATTATCACCACCGGAGCTTCCGCCACCGGGTGTTCCTCCGCCACCTGAACCGGGCCCGCCGCCGCCAACGGGGCCTCCAGACGAAATGGGAACGTATCCAGTTGGGGCGCCGCCACTTAGATCTCCACCCGTCGGTGAAGTCGGCTGGATTCCAGGTGTACCAGTCCCGCCACCCCACGGCCCCTCTAGATCGCCTCCGGAGACGATTGGAGTATGTCCCGTTGGAACGCCAGGAAGGTCGCCGGTAAACGGCGTAAATCCGCCGCCAGGCTGGCCGCCACCGCCGCCGCCGGTTGGAACGCCGCCACCTCCAGGACTACCGCCACCCGTTGGAATAGGATTACTACCACCAGTTGGAATCGATGGGTAAGTTGGATAAGTTGGGATTCCTGGATTTGTTGGGATCGATGGATTGTACGGGTAATCCGGATGATAGGTATCGGTAGTGCTCCACCAGGCCCAATCGCTGCCGCTCCACGCAAGATGGACCGGGACGACAATGCTTTTGTCTTCCCCCTGCTTATATATCTTTTCAAACCTAAGCGGCCCGTCTTCAACCTGATTCCTGTAGAAGAGGGCGCCCGTCCAGATATGAAGCGCGTTGATGGGATTCCCGTCAGCATCGGCTCCGTGATTATGCTTGTCTGTTTTGTTGCCTACGTGAAATGGTCCATTATCGGTATAGCTTCCCTGGCCAACGACGATTCCCGCTTTACCTGGAGTGGTAACTACTTCTTCGGGGGCGGCCCCAGCCTTAACGGCTTGGCCCTGACCGGTGGTTGCAACCATGCCGCTTCCGGAGGTGGCGACATTACCGGCGCCGGTGCTTTGAGTGCTGCTAGATCCGTCACCCTTGTCTACAAACCAGCCGCCCTTGGTTTCTCCGTTGCCGCTTCGGTTTAGCTGAAAGGCAATGGCGTTGGCATCCCCAAGGGGATGCTTAAGCACGCGAAACGCCGATTGTAGGTAGGCGCTACGCTCGGCGTCGTATTCGTTGTTTTGGTTGGTGTCGTATACGAGGCTTCCATAGGTACCATCCGGACCAACGTTGACGGCCACCAAACGACTGTCGCATGTAATGAATACATCCTCCTGCAGATTTTCCCTGGTGCTGGAGCCGTTCCACCCGACTGTTCCTACAGGAAGATTGCGAACGTTTGGCATTTACCTTCCCCGGCTATACGAGAATCCAGGGAAACCGCTTCCGCCGCCGGCAAGGTTGCGAACACCGCTAAAGCCAGCAAAGCCGCTACCACCACCCGCAATGTTGTTTACGCCGTTAAATCCGACAAAGCCACCGCTCCAGTAGCCGCCGTTAAACCCAGAAAGAGAGTCAACCTGACCCGCGCTTGGACCGTTGTAAACCAATACGCCATCGTTATATTGCCATCCGCCGCCGAGGTCGACAGTGCCTGGATCTTGTCCACCGCTGCCGGCGCTGTTAGCGGCCCCAGCGCCGCCGGCGTTACCGGGATCGCCAGCTGCGCCCTGCGCATCAGGATCCCCGCCGCCCTGACCCTCGGGCTGGACAATCATTGGGGTCTTTGGCTTGAATCGTTTGTCTGGATTGCCGCCCATTCCGATCGGCAAGATCTTAGCCTTACCACCGCTGCCACCAGTTTGCGTTACATCCCCCTGACCGCCGGTCGTATTCTGGACTGGATCTCTGCTGCCGGCTTCGGAAATGACGGCAGGGTAGCCCCAGCTCCAGCACCCAACGCCACGCTTGGAGTAATCATCGGACTGCCAATAATTGGCGCAGTTGAGGTCGCCACGGGTGTCGACGTCTTCCTTCCAGTGGCCAACGGAGTTCGGCCCATCCGAATCATCGCGGCCAGTTACCTCATAGCCCAAGAGAATGGCTCGCTTCTCTAGATCCCACTTCGGGTTATCCTGGTCAAAGCCGCGGTGGCGCATCGCAAGGATGCCGGGACCGTTCGGGGCCATCGATACTGCAGTATGTGGCATTTAAGCACCACCCTGAGGTTGAACGAGCTTCAAAATAACCGCGCGAGACGTGCTGCTGAGCCACCGGAAAACGTCAATCTGTTTTGAGAATCTCTCGAAAGTGGACGGCAATGTTAACTGCGTGGTCGTCATACCATTTGGATCAAGCCGGTGGGTTATATCGGTGGTCATGCCGTTCAGATGCACGTTGCCGTTCATTCCTCCTGTCACGGTCCCCTCGTAATGATCCACGAGCGAAGCGTAGACCTTTGCGGCCTCAGCGCGCGCAAGATTTACGAGAGAAGCGCCTGTTGTTAAACTACCATCCTCGCCATTAATCACAAGACCCTTTAGGTTTGGAGTCAGCGGCGTGGAGCTCGCCGCGCCACCGGCGATACCAAACAGAGCCTCAATATCCGAGGACCGGCTATCGAGCCACATGATGCGGGCTGTATCCAAGCCACAATGGATGTCCATTTCCGGGCCTTGGGCATTGAGGAGCCCGGACTGTGCGCCCTGCGGAATGAGCCCCTGGACGTCTCCCGGCGTGACGGACACGCTATAAAGCTGGTTGATGTTGTTTGGGCTGGCGGGCACGCACGTCAAAACCACGGCGGCCTGGAACGACGGGGATAAGGAAGCATATCCACCAGCCTTGTTCAGAGTATCGAAGGTTATGGCCCTATCTCGGTTTGTAACATCCGTAGTCGGCATCGCGTTGCCGTCGACCTTGAGCTTTGACGGCAGGATCATCTCAATCAAGCGATTGATGTCAATCCGGTAATTGAAGTGAATGACCCCCTGATCCTCGTCAATAACGGTGACGTAGGCGGGAGATGGCGCTGCGGTGGAATCCAGGATTCCGCTTGCCGGATAGCCAGAGCGGTTCTGCGCCCAGTCAAACACGTTGCCCGCCTGGGCATTCCTGGCCTGCTGCCTCTGACTGTAGACCAAGCAGTAATCGCCATAGACGAGCGACGGCCCACGCATGCCGCTTTGGGGGTCTATCGTGGCAACCCTGTAAGCCCTCATGGAGAACATCTGGTTGCGCCACGCTGAGGGTATGCGGTAGGTGATCCTGTAATTGTTCTGCACCGCGGCGATGCGCTCAACCCACGGATCCGCGTTGCCATTCGGCCCCGGCTGCTGTCCGATCTTGTTTAGCTTGGACCATAGATCCATATAAGGCACGAAGGCCTTTTGAATGAGCGGGTGGTCCAACTTGGTTGCCTGGCCGGCGATGGGCAGGTTTCCCCACGAGTTGAAGGCATCATCCATGAGGATATAAACCCCCATGGGGATGGTGTTGCCGTTCACGTTCAACTGATAGTCAACGCTGGGTAGGACGTTATCCAACTGGCGCTTATAGGACACCTTGATACTGCCGCCGGTAGGCCCGACCGTGGTATCTACATCGTGATTCGCGGATCCCGTGGCGCTCGCGGTAGCGTTCTCCAGAGCATCAAAGCGGACCTCAACCTCAGGCGTGAACTTCACATTGATCTTTGAAGGCCTAAGCGCCGCGTTGGACACTAGGGCGGCATGGCCACCGCCTGGGATTTCAGGCAAGATGGCGTTATACAAATCCGCCTCATCGCCACCGGACCTCGAGAAAACGATGACCGTGCCGTCATAGTCAACCGTAACCTCCGCTTCCGGGAGATACTTCATGATGCGCGCCAAGGCACCGTCGCCGCTGTCATCTAGCTGTAGGTCTTCGATTGGAGTGCTGCTGCCACCACTCGTAATCCTGTTATCAATTGTCAGGTCTGCCATTACGCCCCAATACTGCCGCTCTTTGGCCAAGATGCCGTCCACTTGGCTCGTCATGACATTTCGGATGACGTCCACCGCCTGCCAAACGGCACCGCTGTTCAGGCTCCATGGCCAGTAATCGAAGTTTGGAATGGACTGGTTAAGCTGAACTGGCGCTTGATCGGAAGCGATTGCCAGCTTGTTTCCAACCCTACGGCGCATGTTCAGCCGGCGAAGGGTGTGGGCATAGCTCCAGAACCAACGACGGTCAGCGACCGTTACCGATACAATGAATGGATTGGGGCCTGGGGCGATGTTCAGGATCCAAAGATTGGATACCGTGACCGGATTCCCCTGCGGTGGGATGATCTTGAGTGTTACCGGAGACTTGCGCCCGCCGTTCTGAAATAGCGCGTCCGCATCCTCCGGGATCATCTCAAACGAGCCGATGACCGGAGACGTTCCAGAGCGAAGCGACCAGCTAACGGTGGCGCTGTTGAGGAGCGGTTTATCCTCAAGGTAGGCTTCGCTTTTCGGCGTAGTAGCCATTAGGTCGCCACGTTTGCGTTAACAGTCCCGGCTGTGGCGATGTTAGCGGTCCTAAAGACGCCGTATTCCAAGACCGTTTCAATGGCCCACGAGGCAATGTAATTGGTCGTGCCGCCGTCTGAGATGCCTCGGTTGATGCTCGTGCCGCGCGGCTCCCTTGAGATCACAGCCCAGTTATCTCCCAATGAGCTGGTGGGAGAGGAGTCCGGAGGCGTGCCGGCCAGGGAGTTAATCATGGCCATGACGGCACCGTTATAGGTATCGATCGCCACGAACTCCTCCAAGACCGTCCGGATCTTCACCCCCTGTCCCTGGTACTTATATTTGTCGAATGCGCCCTTGGACCAAAGGCCCGTCAGCGCAGCCCCGAAGTTGGTCCGGTCACTGATCGTGACATGACGCTCCACAATGTTGTTGATATAGGCGATGAACTGCATGGTTGAGCTGATGCGGTTGTAATAGGCGTCGTATTCCGGCTTGTCTTCGATGAGCGTAAGCGAAGCGCCAACCGCATAGCTCTGCGCCGCTGAGATGAGGAGCGGCCGGATGGTGCTCTTATACTTTCCAGCCAGGTCCGTCGTGATCGTCTTGTCTACCGCCACCGTATACGACACGTGGATAAGCCACGGCTTTTCATTGGCGTTCTGATTGGTGAGCGTGGGGCCGGTACCACCCATGACCTGAGTGACATCCGTGGTGCCACCCGTGGTATTCCCGAGGGGGCCAGGGTTTCCGGTGGCTCCGGTACCACTAAATGCGCTCTGGCCGCTAGTAGTACCGTTCGTTCCTACTCCAGCCTGAAAGCCGGAATCATCGCTTGAATCCCACGAGAACCGCTCAACGTCAATCAGCATGAGCGGGTCGACCAGCTCTGGCACATCCTTGGTATTGACCGCCTGGTTATAAATGACCTCCTTGAATACCACCTTGAAGTTGCACAGCTTGTCGGTGGCGTTCTGTTCGACCTGAGGCTCTCCGATCTTTTCCCACGAGGCGGTAGCATCGATGGCGTTGGTGGCCGTAGTGGCGTAGGCAGCGATGGCCGCAAGATATTGCTCGTAGGCTCCGACCACGCCAGAGGGGTTCGCTGTATAGACGCCAGCGATCGTGATGGTACGCTGGCGACTCTGTGAATAGTCGACGTTGATGGTGGAGAACCGCCGGCAGCTATTGTTCAGATTATCCGCGGGGCGGCCGAATTCGATCCGGACGTGGTACTTGATGGACCGTCCGGTATCCGCTGGATCCCCGGTCTTGGTGATGGTGGGGTTTGCATCCAAGCCGGTGTTATCGCTCTGCTTAAGCGATAGCCTAGTCTGCCCGTTCTGGGTGAATACGAAATCTAGGCGCGGGATCCGGAACGCATCTTCGCAAGCCTTGCACTCGGTCGTGAATGCAGCGTCGGTGCTTGCCGTCGTGATGAAATCGAAATCGATGATCGAGGTTTCGAAGTTGTTTTCGTAGGTGTGCCTGACCTCGCCGTCAATCTGGCGGGCCGTGGAGCCGCCCACGTTGAAGGAACCGTAACTGATCGCCCAGTCTCTAGTCAGGCTCATCGGCTCATCGAATGCGCAATCGCATCCTCAATCTGATCTACTGCGCCGCTCTTCCCAAGAGCGCCAGCCTTGGTCCAAGCGGCATTCCTGGCAACCATGTCCTGGAACTGCCGCTCCGCAAGCGCCTGGCGCTGAAACTTCGGGCGGTAGAACTGGGTATCTGGGAGCTTTCCGGTCACAGCCGCCACAGCATCATCCCAATCCGCAAGGCGCTGTTCGGCGTCTTTGAAAGATCCGAGATAGTTGTTGATATAGGAGAACGTGCTGTTTAGGTCGCTTAGGAACTGCCCCGCTGGCGTCTTGGCCGCAGCTTCCCCGCTCTTCATGGAATAGGCGAGGGCTAAACCCGCAAACTTGGAGGTCTTCTGTGCCGCGGTATAGAGCCCTGCCGCAAGCGCAAGCGTGCTACCGGCGCCGCCCGTGACATTCGAGCCGCCGATGCCGCCAGATGGAAATGGGTTAATGGCTCCCATCGCCTTGTTGACGACATTCCTGGCAAGGCCGCCAAGCCCGGGCAGGCCTGGGCCGCTGATCGTGCCAGCCCCCATGAGGCCGCTTCCTGGGAGATAACGCCCAAGGCGGCTGATGGTCATGTTCGGGTTATACCCGTGCATCTTCGGGACGATGCGCTCTAGCAGCCTGTCTGCGATCGTCCGCTCTGTCTTGCGAGTATTCCCCGTGGAATCCATCCCCTCGCGGTTGATGCGGTCAACGACGGTCTTGCGCAGCGCCTCGTTCTTCTGGAGGTGCTTTTTAATCTCCGCAAGCTTCTGCTTGGCGTCGTCAGTAACGAGAGTTACTTTGACTTTGACTTCGCCCTCGTTCGGTACGGTGCCCATATTACGTCATCGTGCAAATGGCTTGGAAAGTATGGTCTCGGTACGCCAAATAGGTGCCGTTCTCGAGCGTCCCAGCCGTCAGCGCTCCCTTGTTTCTGAACTGAATGGTGATCCCTTGGGCTGCATTCAGCTTGCCAATGGCCGTGTAAAGCTGCTGTTCGATCTCAAAGAGACCGCGGCCCTCGGAGCGCCCTGTACCCTGGGTCTTGTTGGCGCCGATCAGGACGTTTTCCCCAACGGGATCGCCAGGATTGATCTGGATGATCCTGACCTCCACATCCAGATAAATCAGGTCCGGAAGCTCGTCAAACTTTGGGTCGCTGGCGCCAGTTCCTGGTCGGATGAGGGCGATCGGAGCCCTAAGGTTCTTTAGTGCAAACGAAGTCGCCTCCTCCGTATTGGCGGTGATGTAGACGGAGTTGGACGGGAAGACAACACTTCCGCCGCTCCAGGTCTGGGCGATCAGCAGCGTTTTGATGCTCGTTAGGAGCGTTACCTCGTTCACTTGCTCGTTAGAGCCGCCTTGACGGCGGCCTCCTCACCAACAACCATTTTCAAGGTTTCCATTGGGTAAAGGACGTAGTAAGCCACCAGCGCTGCGCGTTCCGTGGCGATGCGGTTGGATGCCTCAATGGCGGCCGCCTGCTCTTCGGAGCTCATTGCCTTCCACTCGGCAATGGTCAAGCCATGGCCCCCGCGCTGGAAGGCTTCGTAAAGGTCAACCAGATCGTCATTCATGGCAGACCTCCCACCAAACCAGTGGCATAAACTCTTCCCTGAGAATCCGGCGTTCCCATGAACGCCACCGCAAGGCCGTATTCCTCACCCAAAGACATCTGGATCTGCGCCGCCTCGTCAATCAGTGGGATGGCGTTGTACAGCTTGACCCCAGGATGGGCCGCTGATGCGGTTGGCGTGAATAGGAGAACCCCACCGCGGGAGTACTGCGGCGTGCCAGGACGGCTGGTCGTCTGGTTGTAGGAGAAGGAAAACGCCCCCGCCGGCGGCAGAGTGCTAATGGCGTCGGTATCAGGATACCGGAGCACCCCCTTAAACACGGGGCGATCGCCGCAGTAAATGTGGTCCACGTAGACGCCCCATTCCTCTGCATAGATGGAGCGGACCTGGGAACGCGGCTCAAACACCATGTCCCGGAGGAGTCCCATCACGGTACCGCCAAAACTAAGCGTCCCAGGGACACATAGGACGCTGCTGGTAAGTGGGGAGGCCATTACTTCACCAGCCCTTTGTAATGCTCCTCAACCGCGCGGAGCATATCACCCCAGAGTTCCGCATGAATTCCGACAAATGGGCGCGCGCCTACGTGGGTGCGCAGGACCCGCTTTCTAAGGAGCGGTGCCAGTTTGGACTCGTAATCAGACGGCTTGACCTTCAAGCCGCGGCCGATGGAGTGGGACTTCTTCTTTAGAAAGCCTCGGATCCCATCCCTTACTGGCTTTGTGATCTGCTGAGTGGTAATCCCGCCGTGCTGATGGACCCACGCATGCCGCTTGATCGTCCCGACTTCGAAGGACAAGGAATGCACCGCTCGATAAGTAAGCGAGCCCTGGAGACCGCCGCGCATACCCTCATCAATCAGCGCCGGCCGATCGAAGAAGCGATTAGGCTTCGGAGCTTTTCGGCCTTCGGCAAAGTCCTTGACGGCGCCAGCGATGTTCAGTTTCGGAGGCTTCTGGGCTGGATAGCGCGCTGCCCACGGGATATCCCCAAAGCGCTGCAGCTTGAAGGCCTGCTGGGAGGCGCCAAGCACCATGGCGCCAAGCTTCTTCATGAGGGCGACGGGGTTCTCGAGCTCCCCTTGGAGTCGAATTACCGCCTGTATGTTGGCCCCGTGGATCTTGATGTTAGGATCAAAGAAGTCGCCCACGCCATAACCTCCTCACGTATTTTGGCCAGAGGCATCCACCGTCTGGCTGTTCGTAGGAATGGCGGGAACAACCCCAATGAAAGTGGTCCAATCGGCGGCAACCTTGGCGCCAGCGGGATCAGGCGTGCGGGTCTTCGTGGAATCCGTCTGCGGAGTCAGGCGATCGTGGCCCAAGACCATACCAGCCTTGGTGAACGACTCTACATAGTTCTCGTAGACGGAGTTATCCACCTGCCCTGTCCAGACCTGCAGCTTGAGCCCCACGGCGAACACCGCGACGTCAACGTGGATTGGGTTCGTCGAGTCGTAGGTCGCCGCAGTGGCGGCAAGGAAGCGGCCGGCCACATCGGAGGCCGCAAGAGTTTCTAGCGCCGTGTTAGGGGTCGTGGCTGTAGTGTTCCCGGGATTGCTCCAATTGGTACGGAGCTGCGTATTGATACGCGCCTGGTAATCGTCCAGCAAAGCCACGTAAACACCTTATTTAATGAGCGCCGTAACCGTCGCTCCGTTCGTCTCGGTAGAACCCATGATGAGCTGCAAGAAACGCCAGCGGCCAAGCTGGGCGCGCACGTCCTGGCTCAAGCCAATCGTTTCGTTAGATTTGATGGTCACGGACAGGGCCGACCCCGCCTGAGTATTGAGGGGCTGAAATGTGACTCCGTCCACGGAGGCGTTGAACGTCATCGCCGTGGAAATGATCGTTCCATTGATCTGGAATCCGACAATTTCCATGGAGCCATCGGTAATCTGCAGATCGTTGGTGGTAGAGAGTGTGGCACCGCTGGCCACCGTGAACGTTCCGCCTCGAGTAAGTGCCATATCAACCTCTAAGCATCCGCCCAAGTAATGGAGGAGCCGTTGCTGGACGGCATATACACCCCAAAGCCGCGCCAGAACATGTTCTGATTGCACGCGGTAGAAACGCCGTCCTGATCGGCCCAGCGGAGCTGGTCGCCAAACTTCCACGGCGCATACGTGGCGTTGCTGGCGGGAATCACCCAGTACCACGTATTGTCGTGAGACTGGCCCTGAAGGAAGAGTGCCTCACCGATGAGGAGGCCGGTTCCGCCAGTCTTGGCGTATTCGATGGCGATCTGGCAGTTAGACCCGTTGGCCACCGCGAAGTTCTTCGGCCACGCGCCCTGGCCCATGGTCCCCGGCACCGTCAATACCTGCCAGCCGGTCTTGCCGTCTACCGTCACCGAGGCGCCTACGTTGCCCATACGCGCGGTCAGCGTTCCGGTGGCGCTGTTGACTTGGGCATTATAAATGACCGCCAGCATGTAGGGCGTAGCCTGGTTCAGCTTCGTTCCCTTGGCGCTCAAGAGCTGCGAAATGACGTTGGACGCCACCATATTTAGCGAATAGGACGTGGTCGAAGTCACCGAAGGCGCCACCCGGAAGATATTGGTATTGTCGAACGTATAGAAGCTGGAACTATCACCGTTCTGGCTGGTCCAGTTGGTGATGCCGTTTGGGTTCAGGCGATCACCCGTGGTGCTAGAGAACTGATCGAAGCTGGCGTTGAAGAGGCCAGGATTGGTGTCGTCCGTGGTACGTGCCACAAAGGTGGCATTCAGCCCGGAACCGCTTCGCTTGATCTGGTCGACGTATGGCACGTTGCCGTTAACCGTAAACACTTCCTGACCAAGCTTGGAGCCAGTCTGAGAGTCCTGGACGCACTGGGCTAGTTTCTGATCCGGCCAGATATTTTCGATAGGGTAATTCCACTGATCGCGCGTCAAGCGGATGATCTGACCGTTACCGGAGTTTGCCGCCCCGGTGATGCTCGTAATGGCGGTAGGGGTACCGTAAGTAATGCCCCTGCTCTGAACCGCCAGTTTGTTCTGGGCCATGTAGACGTAGAGCTGCTGAAGCGCAGCCTGAATGTTGGTCAGATTGGTCAGCCCGACCACCGAGAGCATGTACTGCTGAATCCAAGGCGTAAGAACGCTCTGGATATAGCCAGGAGTGACGATGCCCGCGATAGCCGCCCTGCATTGCTGGATCGCCTGCTCTGCCGGCCGGATGAAGTCGCCACCATAGCTGGCCTCATAGGTCTGCAGGAGTGAAATCAGGTTGGTGGCGTTAACGGCCCCAAAGCGCCGCGTCTGATCGATGATCTTGGCCGCATTGGAATATGCGCTTTGAACCTGGGCCTGAGTCATCGTGGCCATACGGCGCCATTACCTCCCAGACAGAGAAGGGGGCGGATTGCTGAACAGCGCCATCAGATCAGGCCACATCCCGGCATCAGGGATTTCGCGGAGGTAAATGAAGTCCGACACCGGGTGGTGCTTGTTCGGATCGAAGTTGCTGGAAACAAATCTGCTGGGATCCGGGGGGAGCCCACTCAGTTTCATGGCGTCGTGCATCAACACCTGCGCCTGATGGAGGTACTTCCCGTCAGACTCAACCACGCGATAGATCTCCGCGGTTTCCGGCCGCGTTGGAGACACCGGAGGGCGCACGAAGGTCAACCGGACCTCATTCAGAATGAAGTCCACCTGTTCCTTGGTGAACTCCGCGATGAGGCCGGCCTTCATGTTTCTGTTTTCCCCGATCTTTCCAGGGCTCTCCATGCCCGTCCTGACCGGAAGCGACGTATAGGCGTTGAAGGTGCAGCCGCGCACTGAGATGTTCTGAAACCAGGGGCAGCGGCCCACCCACATCTGATCCTGATGGGGGTTGTTGAAAAGTTCGCCGGCCGTGGATTCGACTTTCTCAACCCCACCGGTTTCGCGGTCCAAGCGCTTGATGGTCTGGGTGCCGAGCATCGGAAGTGTGCCAAACCAGTAGACCTTGGTGGCAACGGAATCGTTGGTCTTGACGTCTTTCTTGAGGCCTTCAAGGAACCCAAGATCGACCTTGAACTGCTCTACCTTCTTCGCTTCAGGCAGACTAACCGCAGGAAGAGTGTCTTTGGCCATGCTTCTGTTCCTCCTTCAAAGCCTAGAGACAGCCTTAAACCGTTTTGATCGTGTTGTACGGGAGCGCCAGCCCGTAGCCTTCGCGCGTCTTGAACTGGATGTAGATTTCGCCCGTGTTACGGGTGTGATCCGACACTTCCCAGTTGCCGACGGACTCAAAGAAGCCCTGACGAACCTGGCGGAAGAAGCCGCGCTTATCGTTCGAAAGGCCCTTCATCCACGAGTAGTAGCTCGTGCCAGTGATGCGCTGGTTGTTCTCGAAGTCGATCGGCGTCCCAGAGGCCATGACCAGGTTGCTGACGCCGGCGTTCGACGTAGCGGTATTCGCGCCGATCGGCACGATCATGGCCTTGGCCACCTGCTCCATGACGAGCGTGATGGACGGGCCATGGAAGATGCGGAAGCCGTTGCCCTGGATCGTCGCGGGATCCATGAGCGGCTGGCCTTCCGTGTCCTGGAAGTTGATGAAGGTCTGCTTGACGGTGTAGATGTCGTTGATGATCTGCTGCACCGTAGAAGTTCCGGTGGACGTGAACTGGTTGCCGGTGGCCACGCCGAAGCGGGACGAGCCGCTGTACAGGTTCAGGCCGTCCGCGGCAACCGGGATCGCCGGGAGCAGGTTGGCGTCCGTCGTGCTCTGCATGACCTGGTAGAACACCCGCTCCGCAAGCGTGGCCCAGTGGGCGCCAAGCTCGCGGGCGACGACGTAAGCCGTCTGTGTCTGATCGTCCTGGATGTCGTTGTCGTGGATGTAGATCCGGCGGCCCCAATCGAAATTGGGCACCGAGAACTGGACGGACAGAATGTCCTTCGAATCAATAACGGCGCCGCGGGGCCAGCGCACGGGATACGGCGCAGCCTGCAGGTAGCCGTAGATTTCCTTGATCTTGTCGGACGTCGCGTCCAGCCAGACCACGTCGCGCAGGCGCTTTTCAACGCCCGTGTAGTTGAAGCGGTAGACGTTCGCGAACTCAGGACGAAGTCCAGCCGTCAGGAGTGCGCCAACCGAAACTGGATTAGCCATCTGTCATTTCTCCTAGCTACTAGCTCGTCATGAGATCGAAGCCGATCATGCCGTACATGAGCACGTCTTCAGAGGTTGCGGACCAGAAGTACACCACGCGGCCAACCACGCTCGACAGGCCGGGGGTCGTCTGGTCGGTCAGCGTCAGGTCGTTGTTGTTGGTGAGCCAGACCTTCTTGCCGACGTCCGACTGCGCCGAGCCGCCCGTGATGCTCTGCTGAACCCAGATGTGCGGGCCTGTCTCGCAGGACGCATCAGGCTTCTGAAAGCCCGCCGCCGGCGACGTATTGCCAACCACGGTGTTCGTGGTCGACAGATCACCAGGGCTGGAAGCGCTGATGCAATACCCCGTGAAAATCGCGGTCTTGACGTTCTGGTAATTATCCAGAAGGCCGCGGTTCGCGGTGTCGCCGCTCGTTCCGGGGAGCATCGTATAGACGCCCACCGGAATGGTGATGGCGTTCGCCACCGTGAACTGCATCGGGGCGCTGAAGATCGTCTTGACAACCTTCTGAACGGCAGAGGTCTGGTTAGCCATTAGAAACCTCCAGGAAGAATCGAATCCAGGGCATGCCCGGTGGCGTCCATCGCCATGTACTCTTTGATGAAGGCCTTGCGGTCAGAGCGGAACTTGGAGAACTTGGCCATGGGGCTAACCTTCCACGCCTCGTAAGCCATGGCGTACCGGATGGCCGCTTCCGCCTTCTCCTGCCCCTGCGCCTGGAACTCCGCGATGTCCGGATCGGTGCCCGTGACCGGCTTGACGCTCATCCCAACCGCCTGGAACGCTGCCACCGACTTGGGGGGATCCTTCGGAGTCTGCGCCTTGATCGACGCCACATACCGCTTGAGGAGCGCCTCGTCCTTGGCAAACTCCGCAATGTCCGTCTTGACGGTGTCCGTCAGTGGATAGCCCTTGAGATCCTCAAAGGCCGCAGTGACGCGCTTGGTAATCGTTTCCTCGAGCTCGCGCTTGGCGATCTTGTCCTCGAGCGCCTTGGTCTGCATCTCAAGGGCCGCGAACTTGGCGCGCGCCTCGGGATCGTTTTCAAACTTGACCTGGTTCTGAGCCTGGCTTCCCTTGGTCACTCCAGCACCTCCGTCCTGTTCTCTGGGGGCATTCGAAGAAGGCTTCTTGAACGTTTCCGCCTGCATGTAAGCCCCCCTGTACGGGAGGCCCATTTTGAAATGGATATTGCCGATGGACTTGTCCATGGCCTCGAAGCCGGCTTCCATCTTGGCCACGCGCGAGCCGAGCGCCTTGAACGCGCCGTCCCCGCCGTCATCGAAGCCGGCATCCCCGCCATCGCCGCCGTCAAATCCGGCGTCACCACCATCGCCACCGGCATCGCCGCCATCACCAGCATCACCGCCATCACCATCGCCGGCGCCGTCATCCATCTTGGCCTTGGACTTCTTGTTGGCGAATTCCTGCTTTTTCTTGGCCTCGCCGTCGGAGACTTCCTTCTTCTCGTCCTTCTTGGCATCACCGGCCATAAACTTGCCTTTCACTGTGGAACTTTCGACCTCGAAACGGGCGGTCGTATCCTTGATGACCTCTCCAATGGTGATGAGAGGTCCCTTGAAGTGAGGTGGCTTAGAATCAAGGAAGGACAGGGAAGAGAATTCCCACTTGGTCCAGTCGACTTCTGGGGAGACGTAAGGCAGCTCGCCCTTTAGGATTCTCTCAAAGGCAGAGGCCTTGACCTTGACGTCCCCGAACACGGCATCCTGAAGCTTGCCGTCGAGCATGATCTGCCCAACGCGCTTGGGAAGGACGAAGCCCAGGAACTCGGGGTCCTGGAACTCCAGCATCTTGTGATGGCCCTTATGGGCAGGCGCCGCGTACTTTTCGTTCTCGTACTTGATGCGCGCGTTAGCCACCATCTGGGCCATGCGCTGGCCCTTGACATCTTCGGGGGCCTCTTTGACGCCCTTTGGGACTTCACCAAAGATGAAGATGTCCCGGATGGTAAACCAGCCATCGCCTGTTTCAAAGGCGGTGTAGTTCGCGCCGTTAATAACCGGGGGAACGACTTCTTGAAGTGTCGCGCCAGCGTTGCTCGAGAACGTTTTTGTTCCGAACCAATTGGCGAAGTTCATTACTCATACGGTAGCGTGATTTACCGATGAGCAAAGAAGCAAACGGGGTGCTATGGAAAAGTGCGCATTAGCCCTTTTTGGGCCGCTTGCAGGTGCATGTTCCGTCCAAGTATTTCTGGATTAGCAGGCGAATAACGCCGTTGTGAGTGGCGCCTACCTCGCAAGCCTTGGCGTGGAAGAGGCGATACAGCGCGTTCTCCAGAACGATTGTCATCCTGATTTTCTTGTCCGTACTGGCCATGGCCCTACGCGACCTCATCAAAAGTAATCGTGGACGGTCTAAACCCAACGTCAGGATGAGCCTGGTTGAATGTGGCTGGGAGGAAGCGCTTCACGGACCCGTCATCGTTGACAAGCCCGCGGCGGGCCAGCTCGAACTTACTGACGAAGTCCGCGGAGCAATGGCATTGCCAGCCAAGTGGCGGATGGAAGGTCTTCCAGATCACGTCATCTGTGGCAGCGATCATTCCATCAGCAGCGACGTGCCAAGGCCGACTCGTTGGCATGCACAAGCTGGTAAACCTCATCGCTGGTATTACCTGCTTTACGTCTGGATCTTTCGCCTGCGCAAAGCGACCGTTATTGAAGGCTGTTGCGGTATTGGTCCGGAAGACGTTGTCCGCATAGGCGCGCGTGAATGGTGTAATGGCCTCTGCTACCTTCTCGAAGTCAAACATGTTGCCGCCGGTCTTGGTGATGTTTTCAATCTCGGAGGCTAGGCGCTTCGTTAGGTTGAGGTCGACGCTGCGGGCAAGCGCAAAAGTATGGCTGGTATTGTAAAGTGTGCTAACCTCGATATAACTCTTCGCAAGCCGAGGTTCCCTGGATACAAGATCCTCGATCGCCTCTTCAAACGGCAGGCTACTGATGGGTGTCTTTTCTTCCGCGAACTTGCTGGCGACCTTGTCAGCCTCCATCAATAGACGCTTACGACCGTTCAGATCCGCCAGGATCATGGTGCGGCCGATGACGTAAGCCATTTCTTTTATGGCGTCTTGCTTCCCGCCATCGAATCGGCCGTAGTGCGACTTGGCCAAGTTCATCATGGCCTGGAAGAAGACGGTAGACCGCTTCTCCAAGAAGCGGTGGAGCTGCTCGTGTGCGCTAAGCATAATTATTTCGGGTGCTTGTTTTCGCACCACGGTTCGTGGGAATTTGGATGGCCGCAATAAGGACACCTTGAATCCTTGGACAGCCTACAGTGATCCTCCAGAGCTTTGACGCGGGTCTCAAGCGTATCCATACGCTTCAGGAGCGTCCGCATCAATTGGTTGTTTTCGACGATGGCGGCGTAACGCTCCGATTCTTCTGGGTCGCTCATACCAATTTCATCCCAGGAATCGACTTCCCGTTCTTAGGCATCACCAGTCCAAGGCCACCCCAAACACGGTCAAGGGTGGCGGCGAGCTGTGGGTCTGGATCCGCAGAAACAACCACCAGCCCAGGAACATCAAACTGGGGCTCACGATCGGCCGCCCCAATGGACGGGGCGCACTTCGTCGGAAAGAGGCCGGCATCCACGCTCTGGAGCTGTGTGATTCGCCTAACCTTACCGCTAAGCTCCTGCCATGCTGCCGAGCCAACGCCGTTTAGAATGCCGATCTTCCAAGTCCATCCGTCTTCGCTCACTTCTTCACCTCGATGTAATGAATGTCCGTGTCTTCTATGAGTCTCAGATTCTCGTGGTCCAGCTTGACGATCGCTCCAGCATACCGCAGCATGCATACTCTGTCACCTGGCTTGGCTTCGATTTTGTATCGGAAGCCGGTCTTTCTATCCCGCTTGCCTGGACCAACTTTTATCACGGTGGCCATGGTATATCCGCGGAGTTGGTGATTATCGGAAAGCAGGACGCCGCCTGCGGTTTTCAATTCCTCTGTGATGCGCACTAGGAGCTTATTCTCGTAGGGGTCGATATCGACCAGCCGGATTCCACCTAGCTCCGTGCGGTCCACCTTGACCTTGGCCCAGATGCCGTGGTCCCGGATGAGCTTGTAATTGACGAGGTTGACGCCGTCCTTGACCTTCTCTCCAATGTAATCCATGGAAACCGTCCAGTCTCCGGGCTTGAGCTCCGGGGGGAACACCTCGCCGGTTGCCTCGGCAGTCCAGCCGCCACCAACCCGAAGGACTTCGCCATAGCAGCATTCTGATTTCTCACCGTTCACGATCAGGATGCCACCTTTAGATTCTTCGTTGACGTGCCTCTTGATGAGCACGTGATCCGCATAGGGATAAACCTTGTCGGGATCAAGCCTATCCTGGATGATAGAGAACTGGTCAACCACCGCTCATTCCTCCTTTTTGGATTCGATAATCATATCGGTCTGTATGTTGAGCATGCCGTCGCCATCAAGATAGGGGCTCGAGACGACGCGCAGCATGCAGTTATAGTGCTCCAGGAACTTAGGGAGATCCGCGGCGCACGCCTCTTCGCGCATGGTGCGAATCTTCTTAAGATCCTCCATGGTTATCATCCCATTCGGCGGCTCTTCGCTGCCGTCGAACGCGCGCTCTCGGATCCAGAATGCAACAATGACCTTTTCACCGATCGTGACTGGGCGCCCAGCATGGGTGGTATCCAAGTCTGGGACTTTATCTTCCGCCCTAAGGTTATCGAAAATGAGCGCCTCGCGCGGCTTCAGCTTGATCTTCAGCTTCAGCTTCGGGAACTCCGTTTCGCCACCCTTCTGGGCTTCCTTTAGACAGATGATGACCGAGAATACCCGCTGCCCACCCTGGCGCATCACCTTGAGCATCCCTTTGATGCGATAATCAAACCAGTCCGTATGGGGTAGATATTGATTCCCAACTCCATACTTGATGACCTGCAGCCCTTCATGCTGCTTTAGCCTGGTCTTGCAGACCTCCGATACGCGCTGCTGGATGGCTATAGAAACGTCAGCTTTAGTGTCTATTAACGCAAGCTCGCCAGTTCGGTAGTCATTGGTGGTTGGGCCACCCGTTTCCATGTCGACCACGGTGGAATCTCGGTAGTTAGGCTCCGCAAGCTCGAGGAGTTTATCCGCCTCCTGCTGGCTAACGAAGTCGGGAAACAGCACAATCCTGGGGGCTTCATACAAAACCTTAAACGGGGGGATCGTCATGACGGCCAGCCCCAAAGATTCAGACCATGGAAGCGTTCCGGCCCGTGCTGCTCCCACATCCGCTGGCACTCCACCATGTGCCATGGCTGATGATCGGGATAGACGAAGTGCATCTCGTAGTCCCCAAACCAGCTTTTGGGAATCTGCCGCGTACGGAGCCCGTCTTCATCCAAAGCTTGCGAATAGATGCGGTCCACCTCGAACGGAGTATTTCGGTTCGGCCACCGCACTACTTCGTTCATCTTGTACCAGCGGTGCTTGGCGGTAATGCGGTCCCACGAAACCCACTGGAAGTGGAAGGCGCCGCCCTTGGATTTATCGTTAGCTAGTGGGTTGGCATGATCCCCGGAACCTTGTGGGCAGCGCTGATGGAATTGATAGCCATTGCGAGCACGCCAAGCTAGATCGGGCCTGTCACAGAATGAAATACTAAGCTGCGATCTACTCCAAACGGTATGGTCGTCTCGGTACTTATCCAGCCCACGGTGCGGACAGATCATCGGGAAGTCAAGCACCTGCCCCGGCTTAAGTGCTGCAGTATAAGCTCGCGCGTTGTCCAATTGGTTGTTGGTAACCGCCTCGTCAGCATCGATCATGGCGAAGTGTGTACCGCCCATCCCGCGGCCATCCACTAGCATCTGGTGGCGGATATCCATTTCATTCCAGTGCTCGGCTTGCTCGGTATGCTGATAGGAGACACGGTCAGCGCCGCAATCCTTAACGAGACCATCAACGATGCGGTCGGTATTGTCTGTGCAACGGTCCATGAATATGAGAAGCGAATCACACCACCGAAGCGCCGCACGAGCGGTCATGCCCAAAATCCAAGCTTCGTTGCGGACCAGCATGAGGCCGATCAGCTTCACGTCGGGATCCTCCAGAACGAAGTGGTTGGATGCCCGTTTACCTCGAACACATTGGCCGGCTGGCCGATCACCTCGCGCATAGCCCTACGACACGCGGGGCCTGGCTCATCGGAGTGAAAGCCGTAGTCGTCATCCACCACCACGCCACCTTTAGAAACCTTGTGGTAAAGGTGCTCATAGCAGGTCTTGGTAGAGCTGTAGAGGTCGACGTCAATGCGCAGGAACGCAATTTGCCCGATATGCTTGGCGTCTTCCGCCATGGTTTCCTCAAACCAGCCAGGATGGAAGACGAGATAATCAGTGGGGATCTCCCAGCCACGGAAGTAATCCTTTATCTGCTGCATGCCGATAGCGCACTTGCCGCTCGTCTCCATTTTCCCTGAAGACGTCCCATAGGTGGCGTGGACGTCGGCGCAATCTTCTGGACCGGCTTTGGGGATGCCGCAGAATGAATCAAACAGGTGGATCTTGCGATCTTTAACGCCCCACTTCCGGAAGACGTAGGAAGCCACCGCGGCATGACCGCCACAGAAGACCCCGCATTCCACGAAGTCCCCAGTGATCTCCTCGCGCAGGATGGTTTCAACGTAGTCGAAGGTGTGATACTTCGCCTCGTGGACGCCGGCCACCATGACCATATCGCAGAAGTCTTTTTCCGCCTGGTTCACGGCTTGAATTCCTCCACGTCGCTGTAGACCGTAGACCACGGTCGGAAAGTCTTCAGGATGGTTTGGTACTTGAAGACCCCATCCAGCGAGGCCCATCCATAGGCCCCAGCGGCCGGTGGAATATCCGCCTCTGTATCGTGGGCAATGATGAACTTGATCTTTCCCTGTAGGCGACGGATAACCTTGACTCGTTCGTCCCCAGGGTGAAAGTCAACAAAGGCAACGTCTGCTTCCGGGAATTCCACATCATCCCACTTGTCCACCATGACGATTCGATGGTCCGGGCTCTCAAAGTGAGCGATCTTCTCGGCCCACCATTTCTCGGTCTCGTAACTAATCAAGAGTCTGCCGCGATTGGCCACCGCAGCATTAAGAAACGGCGTCGAATAGTCGCCCGTGCCGAGCTCAAGGAATGTGCCCTTGGTCTGAGCCGCAAGACTTGCCAGCCACGGAAGGTGCGAATGAACCCCTAAATCAGTCATTTGGCGAGCACCACATTTTCATCGGTCCTCAAAAGCACCCGAAACCCATTTACTTCGCCCCACGCTTTGATTTCGTTTTCTTCGTTCTCACCGAAATACCATTCCGGCTTGAGGTGTTCGATGCAAAGAGCCCGACATTGTCTGAGCTTATCAATCGGGAGTGCCCGCATAATGGGCAGCGTTCCATCCTCCAGATCGATGTTGATAAAGTCGAAGTCATAGCCGAATTGCACAAACAAGTCTGATAAGGTAATTCCAGCCACCCAGCATTGACGAGCGCCCAATCGCTCCCGTCCACGATCTTGCATTCGCCGGGACGACGTCGAGGTGTTGGCGCTTTTCGCATTCCAGAACTCCTTAAGACCGTGGCCGTCGGAAATCAGGCCTTGGACGATCTCAATGCGCGGGTTATCCCAGTAGAGGTTGTTGAGGTTGAAAAGCTCTTGGGCGTTGGCATCCAGGCAAACGCCGCTCCAGCCAGCCTGGGCCATAAGGTGGGTATTGGAAAGCGTGATCCCGTTCGCGGCGCCAATGTCCAGGAAGCGCCCAACGTGCTTCCCAAAATAGACCATCAGGGCGTCGTCTTCACCTTGGGTGGAATAGGTCACTTGACGCCCCCAATGAATTCGCGCCATTTGCCCAGCGCATCCGCCTTGCGCTTCGCGTTCTCCTGCTTCATGGCAGCCGAGATCGCCGGCAGATCCGCGGTGGCAAGTTTCTGTCGCAGGTCTGCGATGGAGGAGAAGTAGGTAACGTGGGGAAGGACAAACATATCCCAGAATTTCATCCACCAGCGCAGAGAGGCGATGTCATCGTATTCGTTCGGATCCGGAGCGCTGAAGGTGCCGCCGATGAACGATCCCGGGGGCGCGTGGTTCGCGCACTGGTTGTGGGTAATCTCCCCGATCGCCCCATACAGCCGCTTGAGCTCCAGCATGTATTCCGGCGTCGGGACGAACAGTGGAATGTTCATCCAATAGTGTTCGAAGAACGACATGATGGAGGCGTTGTACGGAACGTGGACAATCGCGCGATGCTTAACTAGATTGGCCCACTCGTACCGTCCTCCGTAATACTGCCGCGGGAGTGCCAATTGATCCTGAAGGTTTTGAATGAACAGGCTAGAGACCTTTTCGCTTCGAGAATCCCATAGAAGAACAGGGCGATTCTCAGGAGCATACTGGACCCCCACGTAATCACAAATCGATGGAATGTAAGCGGGCTCGATGCCGGTGAAGTATTTGCAGTAGAAGACGTCGTACAGGGAGTTGGCGGCCACGAAGAGACGCCTTTCCCGCACCCGCTCGCCCCACCACTGGTGATAACTCTCCCACCGCTGGCGATTGTCGGTGGTCCAAAGGTCATAGCGCACCGGGAGATACTGAATCATCGGCTTGTCGATGGCATCGAAGAGTCGCACCATGAGCGGCGGATAACAGACTAGCGTGGCGTCGTACTGCGCCAGGTGCTCGCCGTGCTCTTCCTTGCACTTCTGTGGACTGTAATCCCAGATAAAGTCCGTCTTGAAGCCGCGCCAGCTTGTGCGCTGCGGTAGATTCTGAGTCCAGTAATGACCCGTCAAGTTCCAGCTATCCACCTGGTGGCCAAGCTCGCCAAGTTGCTTCTTGACGTCGGTAATGACTGCCGCATGGGCGTCGAGATTCCAGATTTTCATTGGCAGACACAACAGGTTTGGTTGTCGTAACTCAAATGACAGTCACATTCACAATGATCCGGTTTCGTTTTCTTCTCTAGCTTGGTAAGGCATGGACCGCAGCACGGATGATGCGAGCCGTTGACGTACGCCAAGCCCGCCGTATTCGTGCCACATATCTCGCAGGGCTTCATTTGGTGGAGTTCCAACACTCCTCAATCAAGGCCTTATTCGGATACTCCGTGTTCTCGAGGATCTTCATGACTGCGTCGGTGGAATAACCGGCGCCAATATGCCGTACTGCGTGGTCTAGCGCGGTTTCCTGCGTAAGTGCTGGATAGCTGCGCAGGCAAGGGTAAGACAGAGTAGGCCGGCGAGTATGAACGAGAAGGTTTGAAGCAATTCTTGGGTATAGGTGTTCATTCAAAAACCTCTGGTCGGAACCGTGTTCGGTAAGGTCATATCCGGTTTTGAGCGCTTCCCACTGGTCTTTGGAGTATGGGAAGCCGGCAGACTTAATGGCGATCATGCCGCCCATCAGCGGCCCAGAATGGCTCTCGCTGTCGTGGATGGCGTGAACGGTGCCGCGCGAGGCAATGAAGGCCTCGACCATCTTGCGGTCCCGGTGCATCGGCAGACTGTCGATGTCCCGGCACACCACCACTTCCACATCCTTGTCGAACACTGGATCCATGCGCCAGAGCATTGATCCGCACAGCGTCTTAGCAGCGCCGCAGTCTCGGAGACGGATTAAGCTATGCCGCTCCAGAGCCTCAAGAAACCGAAACTCCCGCAGTTCAGTTACCCGATCATCGTGGGCGATCTCAAGCCACCAATTGGCATCCCAGACGGCCCAATGGGCATGGATGAGGGAATGGAGGAAGTTCGCGAAAAACACGCCCATATTTTCCCCGCATGCGGGGATTTCATAATTACTCTTGGCATGACGGAAGAAGGAGAGGCTGATTATCCTCACTTGTACAAGAGGAGCCAATCCCCCTCAATCACGATTGCCGCATACCCAAGTTGTTTGGCCTTCTCCACCACGGCTTCATTGTGGCCATCTTCGCGCAGGAGGTGATATTTCGGCATATGGACCTGGATCTGTTCTGAGTACCAGAGATACCGCGTGAGCATCGGCACATCGATCATGATGAGGTTGTATTTCTTATCCCCCCACTGGTCGAAGATGTCCTTGACGGTCAGCGGCTTGACCCACTTGCCGTTCATCAGGCGGGTAAAGTGCGCCTCGTGGTTTAAGTTGCCGTCAATGAACGTTATCCTGCCGTAATAGTCTTCGTCGCTCAGGTCGCCTGGAGCGGCATTGACCGCGATCCCCTCGCAACCCATCTCGCGGAAGAGCTGCAACTCCTTGTCGCACTTTCCGAGCATCAGGAAGCGAGTGGAGGAAAAAACGAGTTCGGATAGCTTCACAAGAGTTCGCTCCCAGGAAAACCGTTCTTCTGACGCTCAAAGAAAAGCCGCTGATCGGACTGGAAATGAGTGTTGGCTTTCTCGTGGTACGCTTCGCGTTGGGTATGTCCCCAGCTCCAATGCTTGTGGTACTGCGTCAGGTCTGGCCGCATCACAAGTAGGTTAAGGGTGGCCGCGACATCATGTAGCTCTTCGTCGGCATAAAAATGGTAGTACAGTCCCAGAGTTGGCCCGAGCCCTCGATACGCACGGAGAATCCAGCCAGCGCCAAACCAGGGTGATCCACAGATCCTTGCCGAAGCTGGTCTACCACTTCCATCAACGCCTTGTGGATCGCCGCATGGCTGCATAAGGCCAAGGCCATCGGGGAAACGCTCGAGGTACTCTCTTGCAATGGATACCGGGGAATTGGTCGGATCCGGCTCCATATCATCACCAGCAAACACGCAGACATCGGCGCCGAGGCTAAGAGCAAACCGAGCCAGAAGATTAGTGGCATGCCATACTCCTTGATATGGGCCAGTCAGGGTGGGTTGATTGGTAAATGGCGTCGTGCCGCTGTCCTGGTAAAGCACCATGTCGTAGCCGGCTGCGGTCCAGGTTTTGACCGCGGCCTGAGCGCGATCGGCGCGCGCCACGGGCATCAAGACCGTTACTTTCGGATCACCCATTTAGGTTCTGGTCGCCTATAGGCCAGTCCACGATCTCAAGCGTATGTCCACCCTTAATCCGCACCCTGCGAACCTTCGGCTTCGGCCTCACCTTGCGCCTACGCTTTAGCTTGCCCAAGCTTTTTCACCTCCCGAGAGGCCTGGGTATGGACCACGATGGGATCAGCTTTCGGGTATTGCTGCTTCACCAGGGGATCATCGATGTACGTCCAATCGATCCCCAGGTCTTTGAAGAGGATCGAATGGCCCCAAGTCTGCACGAGGTAGAGCAACGAATCCTGTTCTGGGGTGTCGCTGTGCGAATACTTCTTGGTGTCACCAGCCCATTGCTCCACCAGGAGCCTTGTTTTCTGGTTGTTGGCGAAGTACAGCGTGCCTGTCAGCATTTCGTTCTTATGGGATGGGCTCCAGCGGAAGCGAGTAGCGGCGATATCCGCGCCGGCCAGCTCATCCCACGGTAGCGCGCGCTTCAGATAACAGTCTGCATCCAACCAAAGCACGCCGTCATAGCTTGTGAAGTTATCCATGGCGTGCATGATGTAGGTGGGTTTGAAGGATACGCCGTCGTGCCAGCTTCGGAACTTTGGCATGTTGACCACTTGGTAATCGCAGCTAAAGCGCACGAGAGAGGCCGTGAGCCGCTGGGCATACTTTGCGTATTCAGGGCTGTAATAGGAAATGACTTTAATCATGCCACATCACAGAAAGCCTCCAGGCTCATCTTGGGCCAGCATTCGAGGGTCGATTCGTAAGAAGGATTGATGACGTTCACCACGTTGGCCTTGCAGTTCGGCGCTACCCAATGCTCGAAGTCGCTTTTCCAGTTGAGTGCCTGCATGGCTCCGACTTGCCACTCTTGCGGATAGTCGCTGTGGAAGTTCTCAACCATGAGGCCTTCCGCTCGGCAATCCACCCCCAGGATGTAAATGGTATGGCACCCCAGAATCTCAGCCAAGTTGATGGCCCCGACTACAGAATTGCTGCTGAACGAAAGGGAATCAAGCGAGGTCGACCAGTATTTATCGTCCCTACGCTCCAGGATTGTGGTGATCTTAGGGCAGGCCTTTAATCCGCGCTCTGGGTCAACGCCCTTCAGGCAATGCCAGATTACTTTGCCCTGGAATAGCTGGAGTTCGTTTCCGAAGCGCTCGATGAAACGTATATCCTCGCTGAAGACAGCATCCGCAAATGAGACGTGGCGGAACGCTGCGTTGATGCAGATGATATTGCGCTTACCAAAGAGACGCGAGAGGTCAAACCCTCGGAGTGATGGTCCACCACCGACAATGGTAGCGGATTGCCCGCTACAAGATCCGGCTGTAAGCCGCAACCGTTCCCCCTCGCGTCTCCGTTGCGACTATTGTTACGCACGAATGCGCATTCGTCAAGCATTAAAAATCACTTGTCCGAGCCGGGCTTTGCTTTAGGAAAAGGTTTGTTATCACCCCCCTCCGAGGCCCCAGAAGCCTCTGCCATGGCTAGATCTTTATCGTCCTTCGCTTCCTTGGCTTGCGCGGCTTCCCCGCCTTGGGGACGGAAGCCACCCGCGGCGCCGGCGGCATCAAGGCCACCATCTTCGCCCATCATAGCCATGGCGCCGTCGAAGACATCCTCGTCGGGCTCGGGCTGAGAATACTCCAGGTCTTCGTAGACTTCGCTCTTGAGAAGCGGGATTCCAGCCTGCCTGGCCTGAGCCACAATCTGAATAGCGGTGAGCGGATCTTTACGCTTGACCTGTTCGCTAGAGAAGTGCGGACGCTCCGCCATGCCAAGGCCAAGCTTAAAGCGATTCATCTTGTTGACCGGATGGCGCCAGAAGTACCCAACCAGATCCCGCGTCAGGATTTCGTCCTGGTGCTGGCGATAGGGCTGGTAGAACGACTCTGAGGTATCGGATTCCGTCTCCGACTGAGCGCGAGCACCCGTGGACGTAGCGTGCCCAGAGGGCCGCACCGATCCGTTCCAAAGCCGCTCCACCGAGGAATCGATGTACTCGAGGGCAGAGTTAATCATCTCGTGGCCGGTGCCGCTAGTTTCGACCACTTCGATTTCATCGGCCTTATCCAAGACAATGACGTGTTCGCTGCGCGCCTTCTGCAACACCGCTTGCATGGCGCTTTGGAGTGTGGCGCCGGCCTTGCCAAGTGAACTAGGCCGCGCAGTATCAATCTTGCCGATCACGATGCCATTGGCCCAACGGTCGATGCCCTGCGCCCATTTCTCGATGAACACCGATTTCAGGTAGTGGTAGACGTAGCAATGCTCCAAGAGTCCGCGGCCCTGACCAACACGGTCTTCGCTGACGGGGTAGATGTCCTCAATCAGCGCGTCTTCGAAGTCCGTGGAGATGGGTTGCCACTGATTGGTGTTGGTGTTGTACAGCTCCCGATGCGTGCGCTTTTTGGGCGTTCCATCGGGCTCCTGGCCCCATTCAGGCACCCAATGGATACGCCTGCGATCGATATTCTCAAAGGCAATAGGGACCATCCAATCCATCTCAGGGAAGCCGCCCAGCGAGCAATGGACGTAATCCCAGACCACGAACTCATAGGAGCGACCAAGAGCGCGTCCCAGGGCTAGACGCTTGCGCATGTCGTCAAACAGCATCGACTGATGGATGCCGTCCTCAACGATGCGCGCCGCGCGCTTGCTCTGGGTGTTCTTGGTCCCCTTGGGGGGCTCTACCCGGAAAGGCCTGACGATGGAGTTTTGAAAGCGGTCGACGCTCGAGGCGAACGACGTATCGCGGAGGAAGACTTCCCAGATGTCCGGGTCTTTGGAAAGCGCGTAGGACTGCTCGTAGACCCAAGCGGATTTGTAGGTGGCGGATAGCTGGTACCCGTACAGGACGTCGTTGATTGTCCTCTGCAGGAGTGGATTAGCCATCTCCTATCAGTGTGGGACAACGGCTGTCAATGGCAAGGGGCAAAGAATTAGATACGCATCAAGGCCGCGGCACCCGGAAGCCGGCCATGGGATCGCCATCGGTTTCGCCCCCGTAGACGTCTACCCGTACTGGAATATCATCCTGCGCGACGTGCTCTTCCACGCGCCGCTTGGGCTTGGCTTCTTCGGAAAATTCTCTCGGGTGCATGAGCTCCGCAATGGACACCGCCGCGGACGTCACGTCGACCTGGTCGTCATGGCCGTAGTTCGGAAACACCGTAAGCTCCTTGATGTATTCCCCAAGCCAAGGCGCATAGGTGGGCACCCAGAACCGGCCGTCGGCCATGAGTGGCGTGGCCGAATAAGCGCGCGCCACCTTGTCCCGATCAAGCCGGTAGATCGCCTCCAAGCTATTGGACATCTCGCGAACTGGCACGCCTTTGCGCAAGAGCGACTGGGCAATCAATAGCTGAAAGCCAATCGTTTCAATCCCCACCATGGAGAATTTGTAATGGTTGTGCCAAGCGATGATGTGCTGTTCGATGTCCGGGCCCTCCACGCGCTCCCGGAAGAGGTCCAGAAGGCAAAGCACCGGACCTTTGCCAACCATGTTGAACACGCACCACGCGGCTATGACGGTGTAGTCTGGGTCTGCCTTGTCGGTGTCTTTCTTCGTTACCGCGAGGTCGACTGTCGCAAACCGAATGCAGTCCTGGATGGGGAAGCGGTGATGGAGCAATGAAATGTAATCGCCATCCCTTTGATAGTTGCGGATCCAGGCGCGCTTGATGATGCCGCCTTCGCTTGGGGAGGGCTCTTGCTGGAGCTGACCGGAAGCCCCGTAAGGCCCGAGCCGGCGCTTGAGGGTTTCGACCGCTTCTTTCGAAAACCTTTTCGCATCCAGCAGTTCCCCGACGCTCTCCCTTGGGTCCGACCAGCCTATAACGGTGGCGCATTTCGCGCCAGCATATTCCATCGGCAATTTAAGGTGCGTCCACTCGCCTTGCCTGAGGGCATGGCCCGTAATATCCTGTTCGTGCGTGCGCTGCTGGATGATGACTTCGGCATAGGTGTTGGGGTTATTGCCTCGAGTGGACCATTGCAAATCAAACCACGTTAGCGCTGATTCTCGCTCGACTTCAGATTCCATCTGTGTGGCGTCGTTGGGGTCATCCAACACGAGCCGATCGCCGCCGCGGCCGGTGACGGTACCTCCAGTACTTGTAGCGACCATGTACCCGAGCGCGGTATTCTGGAACTCGTGCTTGACGTTCTGGTCGCTCGAGAGCTTGACGCCAGGCCACCGCTCCTGAAACCATTCCGACAGGATCACCAGGCGCCGGCGCACGGAGTCGCGAAGCGATAGCTGCTGAGCATAGCTGGCGAACATCATGCGCACCGAAGGATTGCGCGTCCATTCCCACACAGGCCAGAGCACAGAGACGATGGTGGACTTACCCGTGCGCGGAGGGACGTTAATAATCAGTTTTCTGATGCGTCCTTCGGTGACGGCCTGGAGATGAAGACAGATCGCCTCGAGATGCCAATTCCAAACGAGTGGAGTAGCGGGTTCTACAAGGTGCCAAGCGGCCTTAACGAACTCACTGAGGCTGCGCTTCAGCCTCTCCGCTTCTAAGGCGTGCTTGGATGGTAGAGAGTCCAGCAAGGAAAGCAGAGATGAAATCTCGTTCTGTGTCAGTGAGTTTTTCGACATCGAAGACTGGGGGCTGTCCTCCATTGCCGGCTCCTAAATCCTTGGGGAAGCAGCCGCGGTCCAGAAGCATGTCGGCCGCCTTGAGGCGGTCGGCGGGCTTCCAGTCTGGGTCTCTTAGCGCGTCCAGCAAGAAGGTCACCAGTTCGGCGCCGTTCTTAGTGTGTTCCCGAATGAGGTTGGCAACGCTTCTGGGGCGACCGCTGGGGTTCCCGGATTGCCCGGGGAGGAAGCCCTTACCGGTCACCCCACCCAACATCTTGGTGGTGGCAGTGCGGTTGTTTTCCTCCATGCACCCAACGTACCACTGCGTGGGTTATTTACAAGCCCATTTTCCTCAAGATCCGGTAATTGGCCATCATTTTGCGCCTGGATTCCCGGAGGGCCTTGATGCGGGTGTCCACCACTTTGTACTTCGCCTCGAGCTCCACGATAAGCCGTCCGATAGGATCAGACTTACTGCCTTTGGGGCGCGCCATACGTGAGTCCTTCTATTTGGTCAACTGGATCGAAAGCGGATGATTCAGACAGACGCCAGTTACGTCCCATCCCTCTGGGTTACCCAAGGTCCATTTCATGGTGGGCTTGGTCCACGTGATATTAACTCGTGCGTCTACGTACTCACCATCCAGGAACAGCCGGCACTTGGGGATCATGTCCTTGTATTCAAGAAGCTGTTTGGTGGCCGCTTCGTTCCACGCTAAATGAGCCTGGTTCTCGTTAAACGGCCCCGCGGTAACGGACTGAATACCCGTGCTTGGCTTCCAGGTGACCATTTTAGACACCTTGAGGATAGGCGCGTCTCTAAATGGGATCCAGCCTACAGAGGTGTTCTCCCATACGGCGCCCTTTGGGGCTCCGACCAAGGGCTTGAACTGTTCGGCTTCGGCGGGGGTCATTGGATAAACAAACCGGATTTCAACGCTAGAGGCTCTCTTGAGGGCGAATTGTTCAAGCTTTGGCCTCATACTGGCTTCGAACGAAATGGGTGATTCTAGGGTAATCTTATCGATTCCTTCCCAGACAAGGATTTCTTTGTACCCGTACTCTGAAATTCTGGCATGGATGGCCTTTGCTGTTTCTTTGAGTTCTTCTGGCTTGGAGTCCTTTGCGGCTTTGAAGACGATCTTGTCCTGGGTAAGAAGGGCAAGGGCCATCAACAGGGACATTGGTTCCTCCCATTCCCTGTTTCCACCCTATCTCATACCAAAAGATTAGCCCCCATTACCAAGCCTGTCAAAGTAAAAATAGGGTCTGGGTGGCCATTTAAGAACCACCCAGACCCCTAGGCTGGGGTGGGGTATTAGGTCACTTTTTAGACATAAAATCTCACAGTTTTTGGTTCGTCCACTTTGTTCGTCCACGCGTGGACTCGTCCACTCCACTCGTCCACTCCCTTAAAGGGGAGTGGACGGTGGACGAATGGCCCTTTTTCATCAAAATGGACGAGTGGACGAATAGTGGACAAACCCATATTAGATGTTTGTCAGACCGTAAAACGTGGTTTTTCCCTCTGTTTTTCTGACCGCTTGGAAGGTTTTCTCAAGATTGCCAAGATACTTGTAAACCACCGATTTCCCGAATCCCTGATGGCCCATGGCCTCCACGATGTCCCGACCAGGCACGAATTTGTTGGGGGCGGCAATGACGAGGGCCTGAAGCGCCTCCAGGACCCTACCCTCACCATCTCGTTCTGTCTTTTTCTTGAAGGTAGTGGACGTCTCGCGTTCTGTTGACTCGATATCCCAACTGACGGAGGTAACCTTTTTGGGCTTAAGTGGATCCCCAAATTCCTTGTTGTAATGAACCAGCCAGGAGGCGTCGACCCCAAGCTTTGAGGTGATGGTCACGGGGTTAGCGTCCGACCCGTCTTCCCGCTGGCCCCAATCAATCAGGATATGCCAGGCGGCAGCAATAGCGGCCGACCCGCGGCCACGCTCCCAAGTGGACTTATCCTTAGACCCCTTGGCGGTATGGTGGACGTATAGGATGGAGACGTTCATGTCGCCGGCCATTCTGGTTAGATTGCCCATGGGGATACGCATCTGATCGGCAGCGTTTTCTTCGCACTCATGGGCATAAGAAAGCGTATCGATCACCACAATATCCGCTTTGGTGTCAGTGATGACTTCCGAGAGGGCGGCCACATGGTCATTTCGATTGGCAAAGAACGTTGGGGCAAATAGGAAAGTAAGGTTCTCTGGCAGGAAGGTCCGCGCGTGGCCAAGCCCGCTACCGAAGATCGACAGGCGCTTGGCCATCATGATCTTGGGGTCTTCCCAGGCGACGTAGAGCACCCGAAGTGGTGTCGCCGGCTGGGTACGGGAAAGCTCTGGAATGGCCGCCCAACCGCCGATCGCGGCCAGGAGCGACAGGTAGAGCGAAAAGGCGGATTTGCCGCCCTTGGGGGCGCCCTGAATCTGCGTCAGGAAGCCCCTGCAAAGGAGCGGCTCGATCAGCCATGGGAATTCCTGGTCGATATAGCTGGCGAGCTCACCGGCCCGCACCAGCTCCCCTCCAATGGCCTTTTGCCAACTAAGCGACCCGCTCGAGAGCATTTGCCGCGCGGCCTTCAGGATCTCGATATAGCCGTCTAATGCGCCGCGTGGATTTTCGAGTACCTTGGTGGGATCTGCCTCTAAATGGCTGTCGATCGCCATCTTTAGGGCTGCTGAGATTAAACCTATTTGTTCGCTGCTCTGTTCCATTTGCCCCTCACCCCATCTAGAGAATGCCGCCCGTTAACTCACGATGCTCAGCGTCCTCTTCGCAGCCTGGACATCCGACTTCCGCCGGGGCCATCCATCCCATGTCATGGAGCTTGCATTCCCGCCAGTCCCACGGATACCGGACCTCCGGACGGTTGAGATCAGGCGGTCTACTTCCTCGATCCTCCACAGGATTTCTAGGTCTTGCACGAGCTCTAGGATTGCCAGCTCGTCCGCGGACAAGCGCTTGGACTTCTTTCGGGAGCTTGCCATAGGGAATCCTCACTTTCGTCTATGGGGTTTGTGTCCAGAGGCGAGAATCGCCCTGGAGATGCGTTCTGAAACGGGATCCACGAACCGCAGCGCCACTTGGGCGGCGTGATGCCGCTCCGAGCGCGCGATTTCAGCGCACCATTTAGCTACGCACGGCCGGCAGGTGTGACCTACGCGGCCATGCTCGCACCAGGTCTGCAGGTGCAGCCAAAGACCTTCGCCTGTCGTACCCCTCGCTCTACTTCCCGGCTACCGAACTCACCCACATCAATGCCGTTTCCCCGCAGCATCGATGGTTGTTAATTATTCTAGCCTACCCACAAAGTCTTCGTTCACGAAATGAAAAAACGCCAGCGTGCAATGATTTCCATCTTCGATCCGGTTGCGATAATGCGGGCTATCCGTGCCGCTATAGATTAGGGCATCGTTTTCCTGTAGCACGTATGGCGCTCCGTCAACGTAGATCGGCCATGGCTTCAATTGGCTGATGCAGAGGTCGATGGTGTATTTGCACTGGGGGCGATCGGTGTGGAGTGGACAGATGCCGCCTTGACGGTAGATAGACAAGAAACAAT